TTTCAATGCCGGCACAGGTCGCGCCGATGGTCGAGCTGACTGGAGAAACGCAGTTGCGCAGGATGTTCAGTGAGTCGCCGCCGTTGACAATTTGGATGCTGTTCGAAATCAAGCAGCCCTCGACCGTGCCGACAAAGAACCCGTCGCCGTTGGCAATGCTGTTGTCAAGCACAAGGCCGTGCATTCGGCAATCACTGAGATAAAGATTCTCCAGTGAAAAATGCGCGAAGTACGCCGAAGAATTCATCAGCTTTATCACGAGGGCGTTTTCAGACGCGCCAAGCACAACGGATTCGATCCCGAAGTCTTCGAACTTCCCGGCCACGTGTGGCGCGTCAATCGTGAGGGTAATCGGGACTTCTCCGGCTGGGCCGTTGTAGCGGAAAAGCGTGTTCATTTTCCCAGCGGCTGACATGCCGGGAGGAGCATGCGCAACCACTGGGCTATCCAGCCGGTATTTGCCCTCTGGAGCGGACCATCTGATTTTGTTCGTGTAGCAGTATTCGAGGGACAGGCGCAGCGCTTCGGCGCTGTCGTTTGTGTCGGTCGGGTCGCCGCCAAAATAGCTATCAAAGTCCGGCATTCTTGACCCGCTGCCGACAGGTGCTGATGCGGTGGAATCGCCGTGCACTTCGGCGGTGTAAGTCAGCGTCACGCCCTCGCCAAAAACCCGAAGTGTCGCGCCTGGCGTGATGCATTTTCCTACCAGCTCACTGCAGGGGTCTGTTTGATTTGGTCCCACCGACCGAACTTTGATCAGCACGTTATCGTCACCTGCGGTGCCAGTGTCCGGGACAATGTAGGCGGAAAAATTGACGTTGGCGTTGGTTGTGTTGATGATCGATGCAGACGTGATCACGCGCACCGTAGCCGGGGCAGCAGGCGTACCGGCGATGAGGCCAGCAGCGAGAATTTTTGTACCGGCAAAGGCGTAGATTGAATTCATCCCATGATCTCCTGTATAAAATACGTGCTTGCTCTTTATTGATAACTTATGGCAACGACACCGCCATCAAAAGTCGAAGCGCCGGCAGATGACACACGAACTCTGTCAAGGGCATCTGCCAAGGTGATTCCTCCAGATACGGAATAGGAAACAGCAGAAGCGTTACGGCTGCCGTCGCCAGCAGCGATCCAAGTGTTCGCCGTCAGCCGCCTGAACACTATGGAATAGTTGTAGAGTTCAGCGGCCGTTACCCCGCTATTCGTGGTCAAACTAAACCCGACTGAATCGGTGGTCACCACAAGAGACGCCCCGTTGATCATGGTCGTGCTGATTGCGGCATAGCCGGTTGCAACAAACCCGGCACTTGTGCCAAGCTGAAAGTAAATGTTGTCTGTCCCGGTGCTCGACAACACGGAACACATCATGGTGACTTCATTCGCCCAGGACGGGATGCCTGTAAAAGATACGGCAGCACCGGAAGCATTAACTGAGGCGACCAGTGTGTGCTTTTGCGATAGGTTGGCTGGCGTAACAGACAAGGCTGGGTATCCACCTGCCGTAACAGCCGTCAATGATGTGATGTCGTTGTTGGCTCCTGATACAGCTGCCCCTATGGCAGTCCTCGCGGCCGCCGCGCTCACCGCAGTGAAAACCGCATCACCTACGGCCGTCACCCCGAGTAGAGTCCTGAGCGCAGCAGCATCGGCAGCGGCGATCAGCGTGCTGAAAAAGGTACTGAACCCCAGCAGCAAGCGCAGGGCCGCGGCATCAGCGGCAGCAATCAACGTGCTGAAGAATGTGCTGAAACCCAGCAGCACGCGAGCCGCAGCCGCATCGGCCGCAGCGATCAGGGATGCACCGAAAGCAGTAGTTGTCAGCGAGCTGAGCGCAAACGTCAACGAACTGGTCCCGATGATCACCGGGTTGGTCGCGGACAGCTCGTAAATCTGGTCAGGCCCGGATGCCGCATGCACCAGCACCAGGGTGCCGTCCACTGCATCGAGGGAGCCGTCGAAATCGGGCGCACGGGCCCAAGCCGCAGTATCCGCGATGTAAATGCCGTTGTCGATAGGGTCGGCCTGGTCTTTTACCAGCACCCGGTCCCCGGTGACGATGGCCACGCCGTTGACGGTTTGTTCACCGGACAGGGTGATGGCGGCCGTGGTTTGAACCCGGCAAGGCGGCTTCACGGCCACCGAGGTGGTCATGCCATAGAGGCGGTCTGTTTGTGTGGATGGCCTTTTCTTCTCCTTTAATCTCGTGGTGGTGGTCCAAACAAGACCGATTGCGGGCCGGCGCCCTCCTGGCCCTCGTCCCAGGCTTTCCAGCCTTTGTAGGAGCGCATCGCCTGGGTAACTGGAATGCCGAAGGCGGTGCCCATCAGGCGGATGTAGGCCATGACGGCGGGTTCGTCCAGTTCGCCCTGGGCGGTTTGCTTCCCGGCCTTGCCGATGTCGGAAACGATGCGGCTGACCGGCGGGCCGGCGTAGTCGAAACCCGACACGGCGCCGGACAGTTCGCGGATGCCGACCACCGTGCCCATGAGGTAGCCCAGCTGCCATTCGGCAATGCGCTTTGCCCAGCCCTTTTCGTCGTCATCATCCCCACCCTTGAGCCCGTACATGATCATGGATGGCAGGATGGCCGGGATGACCATCAGCAGCGCCATGTCGCCCAGCCAGCCAGCCACGGCCGCCGGGTTCTTGAAATCGGTGGCGGCGGTCTGCTCGGCGGCCAGGTTCAGGGTGACACTGAAATAGCTGTAAAACTGGGTCAACATGGGGTGCTTGCGCTGCACCTCGGCCAGGTCTTTGGTGGCGCCGCCGCCTTGCGATTCCAGGACGGCGCGGTCGGCCATGGCCACTGCCGCGGCTTCGTCCAGACCCTCGGCCAGCGATTTCTCATACTGGCCTACCCAGGTCGGTACGTCGGCCACTAGCTGCATTTTCTGCATCAGGGCGAACAGGCCGGCATCGACCACGCGCATCGTCGCGGACTTTCCGGCGACGGAACCGCGGATCTCGCGCAGTTCCTTGTTGAAGGTCTTCGAGCGCAGGCGCATGAATTCCGACTTGCCGCGGATCCATTCGACGGTGTTTTCCATGCGGGCAGCGTCCCCGCCCCACCGCGCCATGCCGCGCAGCACGTGTTTCGGGCCGATCCGCACCATGGATTGCGTCAGGCCGAAGGGCTGCAGAAAGGCGGTGGTGATGGACGCGCCCATGGTCGCCCGGGTGACGTTGGAGCGCAGCAGCAGCAGGGCCTTGTCCACGCTGTCCTGAGGCACCACGTCGGCGGTGGCAATGCCCAGCACGTCGTCGCGGATGGTTTTCAGCACCTTGGGGCCATAGTGGTCGCGGATGGCGGAAACCACGCGCTCGTCTTTGAGCAGCTTGTTCGTGTCGATCAGCCATTCGTGCCAGGCCAGGTCGTGGGTCACCTGGGTGATGTGCTGGGTGATGACATTCAGGTCCTTGCGGACAGCGCGCTTGACTTCCTTCAGGCGCTCCTTGGTGTGGCCGCGGCGGGTGGTCGACCGGGTCAGTACACCCTGCATCATTTCCTTGGCGGCCTGGGCGGCTTCCTGGGTGTCTGCGCGGTCGCTGCGGTCGGTGTCGTATTTCAGCGGGTAATACCCGCCGCGCATCTGCACCTCGGTGCCATCGGCTGCCATCTGGGTGAACGGAAGCGGCTGGACCTTCTCGGGCTCCACACCGGTCAGGCGCTTTTCCTTCGCGGCGATGTCTTCCCAGTAGCTGTCGATGTAGGCCCAGACGTCGTTGACAAACTTGAGCTCCACCGGCGTGAGGGTTTTCAGGATGGCCTGCACCTGGCCGGCGCTCCACTTGTCACCGTCCATGATCCGCTGGCGGTTGGCCTCATTGCCCCAGTTCAGCGCCACGGCCAGCCGGCCGCCGCGGGTCAGGCTGGTCTTGATTTCGTCGATATACACCTTGGAGCGGAAACCCGTGATGCCGCCGCGCAACTTGAGGATGGGCGCATAAATCTCGCGCAGCGCAACGGTGGCCTTCTCGACCGCCACGTCTTCCATGGTGCCGCGCTCGTTCATCGCCCGCCCGATGTACTCATAAAGCGGGCCGTCGTCCTTGTTGCCGTCCATCTGGCGGAACAGGCTGGCCAGCTTGCGATGGCTGGCGGCCACGCCGGCGAACCAGTCGACCACGGGATTCGGGCCTTCCAACTGAACTTTGCGCGCCGCGCCGCCGTTGTCGATCACCGTCTTGGCAATTTCGTCGGCCACTTTATCGAAGGCGATGCGCCCTTTGACGGTGGTGAGCACCTTCAGATTGCGCCCCATGTGCTCGATCTGTTTCACCGTATCGCGCAGGCCTCGCAATTCCTCGACGGTCATGTCTTTGAACGACTGACGGCGCGCTTCGTCAAGCAGCTTTTCTGGGATGTCCGGCGTGATTCCGAGAGCTTCCTGCTCGGCATACCATGCAGCCAGCGTCTTTCGTTCATCGATGGCCTTGAGGCTGGCCGGCTTGAAGTCGAACCGCTCCAGCAGAGCCTCGATCTGGTCCTGATACCCGGCATCGATGCTGTCCCGGCGCTTGTCGAACTTGCGGAAGTAGGCCTGCATCGCCTTCACTTCGTCCTGGGCATCGTAGGCGGCGCGTGCCGCGTAGTTGTTGATCAGCTGGTTGCGCTTGTGCAGGGCGGCTTCGGCCATGTCCTTGCCCAGCGCCTGCTCGGCCAGCTTCGCGCTGCGGGCCTCGGCGGCGGTGTACTGGCTGGGCCGGAGGTCGCGCACGCGCTGGCGGGCGATGACCTGGGCGGCGTATTCCTTGGCGGCCTTGGCCAGTACGCTGGTGGTGTTGCGGTCGCCGGTGAGCACCTGCCCGGCCTTCTGCAGGGCCTTCAGCTCGGTAGCGATGACCCGGGCGCGCAGCTCGTTGTGCACGGCTTCGTCGGCGGCCTGGCTCAGGGCCTCTGGGCTGGTGATGTCGCCGTAGCGCTCCATCATGCGCTGGTCGACTTCTTCGGCGATCAGCTGCTCTGGCGGGATGGCGGCGGCCAGCTTCTGGATCATTTCATCGCCAGAGCTGAAGCCTTCCGCGCCAGCCAGCACCTCAGCGTCCATGCCTTCGCTGCTGGTCATGCGGCGTTCGGAAAGGATGCGCCAGATAGCCTTCTCACCCGTGCCGTACCGTTTTTTCAGTTCGTCGGTGTTCAGCTTGGTGGTCTCAAACCCCGGCGCCGCGTCCTCGTAGGCGGTTGCCGGGCGAACGGGCGCGGGGTTTTTCTGGTCCCACTCCAGCATGGCCTGCTGGACGTTGATGTCGATTTGCCGCTTGTTTTTGGCAATGAACTGCCCGCGCGCCAAGCCCTTGAGTTCGGTCTGGTCGGCCAGCATGGCGGCTCGCGCGGCCTTCCCTGCCTCGTCTTCCGCCTCCTCGCGCTTCGCCTTATGGTCGGCGGATTCCTTCTGATACTCGGTCAGCGCCTCGGGCTGCTCCATGGCCTTGGTCGATTTGCCCGTTAGCAACTGCCAGACCTGATACACCGGCTGGGCCATCACCTCGGCGCGCACCTCGCGCTCGGTGTCCCGGCGGATGTCGTCGGCCTCGGCCTGCGCTGCCTTGATGGCCTTGGACTTCGCCCGGCTCAGCCACTTCATGTCCTTCATCAGCCGGGCGTCCAGTTCCTCGCTGGCGGCGGCCGTGGCGCGCTCTCCGAGGAACTGGTAGGTGTCGTATTCCTTCGGCGTCATGCCGGCCTGCTCCGGGCTCTGGAACAGCGGGCCCATGTTGCGCGCGGCCTGGGCTTCGGCAATGGCTTCGTCGCTGGCCAACATGCGGTCCATCACACCGCGCACGTCGTCGGTCAGGGTGACATTGAGGTTTGCCAGCTTCTGGTAGATCGACACCAGCCAGCTGCGGAACTTGTTGAACAGGCCGGCCAGCTCCTGGGTGGGGGCACGTCCCTCCATGGCATATCGTTCGAAGCCGCGGGCGAAGGTCTCATGGGCTTCGCGGCGCTCCTCCAGCGTCTTCATGGCCCACTGGTCCAGGGCGGAGGCCTCGGGCATGTCGGTGACACCGAACCAGGCCAGCAGGGTGTTCATGTCGTCGACGATGCCGCGCTCGGCTTCGCTCACCGATGCGCCGGCGCTGATCTGGGTCTGGATGCGGGTGGCAAGGTCGGCCTGCACCTCGAGGAAGAAGTGGCCGGACTCGTGCAGGAACGAGGAAAGGTCGGCGCCTTCAAGCAGCGCGATGACGCTGGGCGCCTGGGTGATATCGCTAGCGAAGTTGAGGGTGGCGCGCGGGGCGCCGGCGGACTCTACGCCCTGGTAGAACGTGCCGCGCGTTGCACCAGCGCCTGCGCCTGCTTCACCCGACTGCCCACGTACCGCGTCCAGAAAAGCTCGTCGTGCATCCGGGCCTGATAGAAGGGTACGGAAGAGAGCATTTCTTTGTAGAGTGGCGACGCCAGCCTGACCAGTTCCCGGTGTGCGCTCGTCGAAGTCGAGCATGGCGCGCAGGTCCGCAGCATCGAGCGGGTTATTGTCCCCGTCAACGAATGACTGTGATGCTGGGTCGAAGCTGACATTTTGCGTGGCTACCGGGTTGGTGCTTTCGGTGGCTGCCACCGAGGCCTCCACCATGCTCAGGATATTACCCTCTGTGTCGCCGTCTGTCCACTTGAGCGCTGGCACGCCGATTTCGGGGTTTCCAGCCAGTTGGTCGGGGTGCGGCTGCAGGTGGTCGGTTGTGCCGTATTTCACAGCGCTGGACAGCATATTTTCCAGCCGGCGGCGCATGGCGGCCGGGCTGACGCCGTTCGGGTCGCCGATGAAGGTCAGCCCGTTGTTCGCGGCATAGTTGGCCGCCAGGTCATAAACCGCGCTGCCGCCGTTGCCCTCGCCCACGGCAGAAACATTGATGTAGACCTGCTGGCCGTCCTGCACCACCGTGGCTTTTTGCCCGGCCGGCAGCGTCACCATCCAGGACTGTGCGCCCTCCGGCGTGGTGTTGGCCAGCATCCATTCTTTGCTTTCGGCAGCATTGCGGTCCACCGCCGTGACCTGCAGGCCCTTGTCGGCGGCGATGGTCTCGATGTCTTTGCTGTCGGATTTCGGGTACTGAAACAGGGATTCGAGTTTGCCCAGTTCCAGCAAGACGCCGGGCACATCCAGCGATTCACCTGCTACAGGATTGATAGCTGCCAGCCCTCTAGATTCCGGGGCCAGCGCCGGATTTTCCATCTGCGCGATGCCATAGGCCAGGTTCACCAGGTCCTGCGTTCCGAAGGCTTCCGGCTTGCCGGTCACCTTGTCCCAGGCCGTCTTCATGGCGGTCTGGACATCGTTCAGCCAGCGCGAGACGGTGCCGGCCTTGGCCTTTTTGCTCGGCTGCACGCCCATCTTGAGGGCGGCTTCCACGGCGTAGGGGAACATTTCCTGGCTGGACAGCTGCTCTCCCACCGCCCGCACCTTGCTGCTGGCGTATTGGTAGACGGCGCGCTCGTCGCTGTCCTCGGGGGCATTGGCCCATGTGTTGATGACGCTGTGCAGCTTGTCCCAGCCAGCCTTGCCCAGCGCGGCCTGGCCATGCTTGTGCATCAGCTCGTGCGCCAGCACCGCGGCTTCGTCGCCGGCGCGGATGTTGTCGGCGATCAGGAAGACGGTTTTGCTGGCCGGGTCGTAGAAGGCCTGCGCTGCGCCGGCATCGCCTTCGGATTCCATCTGCACGTTGCGGCGGATCAGCGGTTCCCATGTGGCCTTGATGTCGGCGGCCGTGGCGGTCACCACGCGGCCCAGTTCGTTCGGCAGGGTGTCGCTGCCCAGGAAGTCGGCGACGGCGGCCTGCGCGCGCTGCACGGTGCTGCTGCCCTGCTCCAGCGTCTGCGCCCCCTGCCCGGTCTTGCTGGTCACCCGCAGCTGGTACTTGTTCAGGAAGTCTACCAGCGGCATGCCGGCGCGCGCGGCCTGGGCGGCGTAGAAATTGCCCATCATCCCGGCATAGGCCTTGTTCACCTCGGGCCGGAACCGGCCGGCGCTGGTCAGTTCGGCCTCGAACCGGGCGGTTGCCTTGTCGATATCCTGCCGCGCGGCGATGCTGTTGCCCATCTTGCCCAGCTCTGTTTCCACGTCGGCCTGGATGCGGTCGCCCTCGGTCTTGAGATATTCCTGCGCTTCGGCCCGGCTCATGGCGTCAGGGGTTTCCCGCAGGTGGTCGATCAGGGGTGTGGTGATGTCGGCGCCGGCGGCGGCAAACTCAGCCACCGGCACGCGGATGTCGGCGCCGGGCACAAAGGAGGCGGCGCGCAGCTGGGCGGCCACCGCTGGCGCCACCATCTGCAGCCGCTCCATCGTGATGCCGGCCTGGTTCAGGGTGTTGGTCAGAGTGGTGGCGTCGATGAAAAGCTCGGTCGGCGTGTCGCTGTCCTCGGCCACCTGGTTCACGAACTCCTGGAAACTGGCAGGCTCGCGGGTCGCCAGTTTGGCGGCCTCCACCGCCTTGACGATGCCTTCGGCGCCGGCGGCGGCTTCCTGGGCGCGGGTGCGTTGCAGGCTGGCATTTTCGGTTTTGTCCAGCACGTTCTGCACGGCGCTCATCACAGCAACCTGTCCACCGGCGCCGACGATGGTGGCGATCAGGGTCTGCGCGGCCGCATTCGGTCGCTCCTCCAGGTAGCTCTTGAAGGGTTTTTCCGGGTTCAGAACAGCCCATTCGTTGAGATCCTGCAGCACGGTGGCCAGCTGCTCGCCGGGCACCTCCAGGGCGATTTGTTTTGCCAGCGTCTTGAAAAACGGCGTGCCGGCCTTGACGTCGCCGATCAGCTTGGACAGCGGCAGCTTCTCGGTCGCGTACTCGATCACCGCCTGGCTGCCGCCGTAGACTGCGGCCTGGCCGGGGTTCAGGCCCTTGTCGCGCGCCTCACCGTAGGCACCGCCGCCCACCGGTGCAGTCATGGCCGTCAGCGCCGCGCCCTGCCCGCCGGGGAACAGCGCCAGCGGCAGGGCTGCCACGTTGGTGGCCAGCGACTTGATGCCGCTGAAAAATCCACCCTCAACAACACCTTCTGTCTTTGGTGTATTGGCCTTGGCCTGGGCTTCGATCCCCTGCCGGTATGACGAAAGGCCGGCAGCGGCCCGGCGCAGCGGGTTCTCAGGCAGCACCGTCCCGGTCAGCGGATCCAGCGCCGGGGCGAGCATGTCGAACGATGCCTGAGCCAGCCCGACCACGCCGGCGCTGGCGTCCTGCAGGCCTGACACGGCGGCGCTGCCGGTATTGGACAGGAACTGCAAAGCCTTGTCGTTGCCCGTTTTGCCGGGCGCGCCGCGCTTCATCACGCCACCGCCCATGAAGTCGCGGATGGCCTGTTCGACCGCTGTCAGGCCGCCCACGTCGTCATTGGCCATGGCCGCGTTCTGCGGCGCCGTCAGGAACCTGCGCGTGGCGGGCGCGCCGGCCAGCATCTTCTCGTAGGCGTCCAGGCGCTCGCCCTGCTGCACTTCCGGCAGGTTTGCCTGGATGGCCTCATAGGGTGAGCCGGTCTTGCGGGACAGTTGGACAGCCTCGGCGGTCTGGTCGGGATTGGCCGACTGGCCGCTGAGCAGCGAGCCGCGCAGGGCCGTGCTTTCATCGGCTTTGATGGTGCTGATCGCATACGGGTTGCCGCTGTCGTTCGCAGCCGGCGGCTGGATCTGGTCAATTGCGTAGGGGTTTGCCATTACCGGATCCCGTGGCGAAGGTTGAAACGGGCCTGGATGGCGGCATCGGTAACCTGGGCACCCTCAGCTTTCAGGGCGGCGGTGATCAGCTTGCGGTCCTCGTCGTCAATCTTGAGCTTGGCGCCTGCCTCTTTTGAAGTACCGGCCACCTGGTAAACCCGCTCTGTGCCGAACCATCCGCCGCCGGTGGTGGGCAGCTGCATGCGTTTGATGATTTTGTCGCGCTCCTCGAAGGTGAGTTCGCGCTTCTTATCGGCCTGCTCGTCGGCGATGGCCTGGGTGACGGCGTTGTCGAACATGCCGCGCTTGGCCGCGTTGCTCTGGCCGCCCAGCGCCAGCTGGTTGTGGGCAATGCTCAGCTGCCCGGCCAGCGCCATCACGGTGGGTTGTGATTTCGGGTCTTTCACCTTGGTCTGCAGGTCCACCAGCTGCTCGCGCTGGGCCGGGGCGATGGTCGGGTAATAGGTGCGCAGGTCCACCTTGCCGAATTTTGCCGGGTCAGTGGTGGCCAGGGCCCGCAGTTGGGTGTAGGTGTTCCAGTCGGTCTGCACCGGCACGCCGGTGGCGATCTTGCCGGCGAAGGTCATCACCTCGTCGACCTTGCCGGGCGGCAGGTTGGCGGCCAGGTTGGCCGGCAGGCGGGCATAGTCGCCATTGTTTTGGACCAGCCAGTCGTAGGCACCGGTGACGACAGCATCCTCGCCGGCCTTTTTGGCTTCCAGCATGTCTTTGTGCTGGAGAGTGACTTCAGCGATCGTGCTTTTGTAGCGCTGCGGGTTATCCATCATTCCAGGAATTGCCCGTACCTTTGCGTGCAATTCCTGCAGTGTAGGAATGGCAGGTGCGCCGGCACCAGAGCCATACTCCTTAGTGATCTTGGCGACGTAGGCCTGGGTTTCTGGAGGAGCCGCGCTCAGCCATTCTGGGCCCTTCTCCTTGATGGCCTTGTCGACGTACTTCTCGCCCCAGTTGTAGGCAGCCAGCGCCTTTGGAATGTCGCCGGCGTAGCGTTTGACCATTACGTCCAGCTTCTCGCGGCCCACGCGCGCCAGTTCGGCGGCCTGCTGGTCCTTGGTGCCACTCATGTCAGCTGGCTTGATACCGTAGCCGGGGTCTTTTGCAGTAGCCGGCATAACTTGCATCTCACCCTGTGCGCGCTCGCCAGAACGGGTAACTGGTCCTTGTAGAAAGTTGCCGTCTGCTCCGTATCGCTTGCCACCAGACTCAGCGCCCATCACCAAATTCACCAGCCGATTGCTATCTGTGGGCGCAATCGCTGGCGCCACGGCTTTTTGCACAATCTCGGTAGCCGTTACCAGGGCAACCCGTGCGTCCACCGACTTGCCGACAGCGGCCTGGGCGCGCAGCAGGTCTTCCACGTTCATGCTGGCAGCGTTGTCCTTGAGGTACTTGTCGGCTTCCAGCGGCCGGCCTTTCTCCAGCAGCACGTTAATGGCGGTGACATTGGCCTTGCTGGCGACGTTGCGCACGGCGACGGCGATCTCTTCTTCGGACTTACCCAGGCTGCGCAGGTAGCCGGTGGTGCGGGTCTGCATCAGCCCGACCTCTGCCTTGGCGGTGTTGAAATCCCCGGCGCTGGCGAGCATGGCGGCGCGGTTCAGTCCGCTGTCGATGTCGGCGTTGTACTGGCCTTCCTGGTAGACCTGGCGCTGCTGGGTGGAGTGACGTGCCGCCCAGTCGCTGACCTGGCCCCGGCGGCTGGTGGCCAGTTCTTCAAAGGCCTGGCGCTGGCGATTGGTCTGCAGGCCCTTGCCGATTTCACCGGCGGCTTTGTCGAATTCCTCGGGGATGCGTTTTGGCAGGTCGAAAGCATCAGCGCCCTTCTTGCCGACAGCGCCTTTTTCCGGGTCATAAATGGCGGTGCGTTCCCAGTCGTCCAGCTTGCGGCGCGCGGCGAAGATGGCAGAAGCGTCCTGCTCCCTGGCCATGTTCTCGCCGATGTTGATGAGGTTGCCGCCCAGTTGCATGGCGGCACGCTGCTCGCCCGACCGGTCCACACTAACATCGGCCGGCGTGGGCGAGCGCGTGATGCCGCGCTGGGAAACCGGGATCCGGCGTTCGGGAAGGGTTGCCATTAGCGCTCCCGCTCCAGGCGGCCCAGTTCGTTGTAATCGCCAACACCTGGGCCTCCGCCGCCGTATTTGCTGTACAGCGAAGACGCGCCAGAAAACGCTGAGCTGATGCCGGACAGGGTGGCTGCTCGGCCTGCGGATTGCGCACGGGCCGCACCGGCTGCACCGCCAGCCCGGTACTGCGCTGCCTGGGCGACCGCACCGCTGGCCTGGGTTTCGCTGCCAATGGCGCGTTCCTCGCCTTCGTACATGGCGGCCAGCGCGTTGTATTCGCCTTCCCCTGCGATGTTTCCGGTCAACCCGAGAACACTGGCGTCTGTACTGCCGCCGCCTGTTTGGGCTTGTACGTTGGAAGAAGCAATCGCGGAGCGGCGGCGCTGCTCCTGGGCTTCGCGTTGCGCGGTGGCCCGCTGCTGGCCGGCCTGCTGGCGGAGCTGGGCGGCCTCGCCTTCGGCACCCTGCGCGGCCATTTCACCCCGGGCTTTTGCTGCGTTGGCATCGTCTTTGGCCTGGCTTCTGGCATTCGCAGCACCGGCAACAGTCATAACAGTGCCGGCTACAGCAAGCACCGTCGTCGCGTTCGCCGCAATCCATGCAATGCCGGCCGTGATGGGCTCCGCGCTGGCCGCAGTGCACACGGTCATCAGGCCAATGAACCATAGGAAGGTCTTGAGGTTTTTCATTCTTTGCTCCAGACGTAGGTTCTGCCGCTCACGGGCTTGAAGCCGACATGCTCGAGAAACTTCTTTGAATTGGGCAGCGACACGTCTGCGTTGCAGTACACCGGGGCCTTGGTTTCGTTCAGCAGGCCCTTGACCAGCTTGGTGATGCGCATGATGGCCATGGGGTACTTCTGGCCACCTTCAGCCATGTCGGCAAAGGCAATGATCTGGTGAGGGCCGTAGGCCAGACCGGCGATGCCCATGACCTTGCCTTCGTGCTCGGCGACATACCCGCGCATGGACACTGGCGGGTTCTTGCCCCAGTAGGCTTTTGCATCATCAGCAGTGGCGGCGCGGATCATCATGATGTCGGGTTCGCGTTCAGGCCGGCGACGGCGGCCAGGATGGTGCAGGGGCGCGGCGCGGTGGCGCGCAGGCACAGCCGGGCATCGACTTGCCACTCGCCCGGGAAGGTAAAGGCCTCGTAGTTGTAGTCTTCCCAGATGACGTCCGTGTCCACCAGGTCATAGGCTTCCATGAGCGGCATGGCGTCCATGGTGGTGAAGTCCGGGCCATACTCCAGGCCTTGCGGATGAGTGTCGGCCAGCACCACACCCATGGAATGGATGCGCTTGCGGGTGGACAGGCCGGAATCCCCTGGAGGCACGAGGTAGGCCAGCTTGGTGCTGCGGAAACGGGCCTCGTACTGGAGCCCGGCCATGCCCACCGTTGCCAGCCGCGGCGCGCCTTCGTGCGTCACGGTAATGGTGCCGGCGCCGGAAACCGTGAAAGTGGCGATGTTTCCGTCAGCGTCAGCCAGGCAAATACCGTTGTCCCAGACCACGACAGACTCGCCGATCAGGTGATCCAGCCCTGAAATCGTGGCGCTGGCGGCCTGGCTGTAGGTGATGAACGAATCAGCCTGCTTGTTGACCGTGCCGCCGACAGCCTCGCTCTCCAGCGCCCAGCGCTCCAGGAACCGCTTGGACACGCCGCCGATGACGCGGCGCACCACGTAGTAAACGGCATCCTCGTCCTCGTCGGGCAGGACGCAAAAGTCCTCAATGAACCCGTCGGTTTCGATCAGCACCCAGCAATTCACGTCCTCGAGCTTGTCGTAAATCATCATCGCCACCATGCCGTCCGACCGAACCGCATGGATGCGGGTGTCGGGCTGGCGCTGGGCGCCGAAGCTGACGATGCCGGGCTTGCCGATGCCGGGCACCAGGGCGCTCACGTCGTCGGCGGCATAGTCGTTGTCGTTGATCGAGTACTCCATGCTCAGCACGCGGGATCCGCCGCGCTGCACGAACATGCCGGCGCCGTCGATCTTGACCGGGGAAACTCTGGCGCAGCCTTGTGTCAACGTCGGCTTGGGGTTGAAGTTGGTCGCCGTCAGGGGCTCATCGAACGACGATGACCGGCCGGCAATGACTGAGCCGTCCGTGCCCGCCATGAGGCGCTGCATGGGCAGCAACCAGTTGATGACATCGACAGGACCGGATCCGATGGAGCGGATGATGGGCGCAGAGTCCCCTTCGCGGTCTGGGTCGAAGTTGGAAAACTCGTCAGTGATTGATCCGAAGAACTTGTCCTTGCCCGCCCACCACAACCGGCCTTCGTTGAGGCTCACAGCCGACGGCCAGCCGCGATAGTCCGACCAGTAGCCCTCGGACCAGTTCGACGTCGCCACCGTGCTGCCCAAGGGGCTCAGGACAGAGCCGGTCGCGTTCAGCGAATCGGTCACCACCCAGATGCGCACCACGCCAGCGATGGAACCCAATGAATAGTTCATACTGACAGTGGCCGTGCCTGAAACATAGTCCCCGGTCTTCACGGCCAGGCGGTACGCCACGATCTGGTTATCCAGCCCGTCATTGAAGGAGGTGACTTGCGGGACCGTGTAAGTCGAACCCTCATCTGCCCAGACGCCCGTGTCGCCGACGCTGCGCTGCAGGCTGATGGTGGCAGAGAATGTGCCGGTGATGATGATTGCAACTGATCTGTTGTTGCCGACACCGGTCACCAGAATTTGATTGCTTTCCTGTGCGTCGGCCGTAAAGGTGCGCGCGACCTGCTGCCCATTAGATTCGAGGCGGAATGTTGCGCCGACATGCTCTGGCTTGAACACCGGGGAAGATGCCAACAGGCTGGCCGTGCCAGTCAGGGCGCTCGCCGTGAGGGTGGTGGCCGAGGTGTTTGCTGGCCGGAAAGGTCCATTGTCGGCCTCGTACAGCACCACAGACCACGATGTCGGGCCGCGGCGCTCGATTCTGCGCTGTTGCAGGCCGTTGCAGGCGACGAACACCACGTCAGCGGATTGGTCGACGCGCACCATGGACAGGTCGCTCGTCGTCCAGGGCGTCGGCAATGACATCACGCCTGCCGCTTCGATGTTGATGGAATCGACCAGCGCCTGGTAGGTGCCGCTGCTGCCCACGTCGATAGAGAAGTTACCGGTAGGCGTGAAGGCCAGCGAGTGCGTTCCAGGGGTCAGCGTGACGCTGAAATAGTCGTCCAGACCGGCTGCTGTTCCAACCGACACCAAGACGGTGCCGCGGGTGATGACAATGCGCAATGCGTGCAGGATGTTGACGCTGGTGACGGCGACGGCCTGCCGGCGCTTGGCCTGGTTCGTGCCGTCGCCTGTCAGCCCCATGTAGCCGCCGGACACCCAGGCAGAGGTCGAGCCGGTTCCGTCCTGGTCGGACCAGCTGGACAGGTCGGTATCAAAATTGCCGTTGGTGATGGTGCTGGTGACGGCCGGGCGGGTGATCACCGCGTCGTTCACCCAGATCCGCATGGCCTCGTCGGTCAGCTCCATGAGGGCGGTATCGGTCGCCGAGTACACGAAGGGCAGCAGCTTGGCCTGGGAATGGTCCAGAATGCCGCCCAGATACCCGAGGCCCGGCCGCAGCATGGTGCTACCCAGCACGCGAGAAACCCAGTTCGTCTGCTCTTGAGCTGACAAACCGTAACGCTTGAGGTCCGTGCGCGCCATCGCCAGCCGCGACATCATGCCGCGGTTGAAGGCGAGGAAGGCTTGTTCTCCGCGCATCAGCCGTTCCGGTTCGGGTTATTCCACTGGCCGCCAGTGGTGCGGGCGCGCACCCAGGAACCCTGCGGTGGGAACTTGGCCGGGTCGGCCATGGAATTCTGCGAATTGGCCTTTGTCAGCAGCTGCTCGGCGATGGCGAACATATCGTCACGCGCCTGCTTGTTCTGCTTGAGCGGCATGATGATCCTGGTGGCCAGCTTGGCCTCAACGTAGTCCACGAAGGACTGCGGCCACAGCGACATATCGGCGCCATAGGCCGCATCGTTGGACACGTACTTGATGTAAATCGTGTCCGGTTCGGCATACCAGAAGCCGCGCTCGTCCGAATACTCGGTCAGCGGCACTTTGAAATACTCATCCGCGCACACCGCCATGGTGCGCACGAAATCCGTGGGCTTGTTGAAAGCCCGGCGATAACCGAAGGTCGGCGTGACCGATGGCGAATAGTCATACATGGCCGACCGGCAGGCAAAGCCCCACTGCCCGTCCTCCAGCACCCCGTTGACAAAGTTGTCATTCCATGCGGAATCGAGCATGCGGCGCGGCTCACGGGCTTCCGTGAGGGATGCGAGCAGGCGCTCACCGCAGAGGCGCAGGGCTCCGTTGTAGAGGCTGAGGCGGGTGGCGGCCATGGTTTACCTCAGATGCCGAGAGTCTTGAGGTGGTTGTCCAGCCAGAGCTGGGCCTCGCCCTTGGTCTGGATGCCATCGGCCACGGCAGTGCTGTCGGATTTGCGGATCACGACATGCTTCTTGACCGGGCCCTTCCACTGGATGTCGAACTCGGCCAGCCGGGAGGCTGTTGCTTCGGAGTCTTCGACGACGGCGGTCAGGTCGTGGTGGCGCAGCACGAAGACCTTGGCCCACAGGCGGTCACAGCTGAGCACCAGCAGTTCCGCCCAGTAGGAGCCGTCCTCGGGGACGACCTTGATCAGGGTATGCGGGCGCAGCTTTTGGGCGACGTGCGCCCAGTATTCGGGTTTCAGCAGGTCCTCGAACGGGGTTCCCTCGCTGACGGTGTGCGTGTAGTCGAGCAGCGCGTGCTGGGTCAACTGCAGTTCTTTTTCCTGAGCTTGTTTCATGGTGGTGCTTTCAGTGGTTGAGGAAAAGCAGGCGGGGAGAGCCGAAGCCCTCCCCTTGCGCTTTAGGTCAGCGCGGCCACGGTTGCACCGCTGGACGTGACTGCCGTCACGGTGCTGACAGAGGTCGTCTGGGTGCCGGCGTCGGTGTCGCTGTGGAACACCACGTCATTCACCCGCATGCCCAGGTCCAGGCCGTTGGTGAAGTAGTTGGCGCCGCGCACAGTGGCAGCGTCGTCCACGGAGCGATAGCTCCAGAAACCGTGACGGCCTTCGATGGCCGCGCTGGTCAGAGCGGGAGGGTTGGTAACTGCGTATGCCATTTGTGGCTCCTAAAAGTTGAGGGGTTGGAACAAGGGGCCGAAGCCCCCTGGTGGATCAGCTGAGGGCGGAACCGTCGTGGTTGATGACCACCACACCGCTGTTTTGCAGCAGCTTGGCGCCCATGTTCATCGAGGCGCGGGCGAACGAATAGGCCTGCTCCTCGTTGTAGCCAACCGGCGTTTCCATGCCGTCTTTGTCGGCTGCGTGGCCGATGGACGACTTGTGGAACATGAAGCACTTCTCGGCAGCCGTGCCCACGCCGGGCAGGTTCGGGTGCGAGATCACCATCATGTTTTTCCAGCGATAGGCCATGGGCTGGTCGCGCCACTCGGGGCCCTGCTCCGCGAACGGCTTGTTGTTCACGTAGGTGGCCTTGCTGAACTCGGGCGCCTGCTCGAGGTAGCCCAGGAAGGCTGGCGTGCACAGCAGCGTGATCCAGTTGTCCCACGGCACGCCGGCGTTACCCAGCTTGGTCTGGGCTTTCATCACCAGGGTGACCGAGCCGGGGACCGCGGCGCCGGTGTTGACCGTGCCGGTGTTCAGCTCCGTGATGATCTGGCTGTCGATCTTGCGGTTGATCACGGCCATGGTCGTGCGCTGCATGACGGCCCGCTGGTCGCCCTGGCTGGCGAAGACGTTGAAGTTCGTCTTCTTCACCAGGTCGTGCCACTCGGACAGCGTGCAGCTGTTCTGGGTCAGGTCGTCGGCGCGCGCGGGGATTTCACCGTTGACGCCGCGGGTAACTGCAGTGGCAGCGCCCGAGCCGGCCACCAGGAACACCGCAGTGTTGCCCTTGATGACAGCTTCGGTCGTGGTGCAGTCGCGCAGCAGGGATTGCTGCTGCTCGAAGGCCGCGATGGTTTCTTCGCGGTACTGTGTTTGGAATGCGGTTGATGCCCTTTTTGGCTCCTTAAAGTTGATGAAATTGCGGCTTCAAACTGCGGTTGTCAGCGTAAGGGGCGCCGGGTTGCCCTTGCGGGGCCGGTGCTTTCCGTGGCTGGGCGCGGTCATCTGCAATCCACCAGCTCCACCGGGGGCGCTTGCGCGGTTGTCCCGGTCTCCTTGGTAGGCCAGGTTTGCAGCCTGGACGTGGTTAAAAATCATTTCTTGCCGCCCTGTTTTTCCTGGGCGTCGAGCAGTTCCCGGAAGTGGGCCTGCATCTTTTCGTCTTTGTTGTAGGCAGCGCGGTTAGTACGCATGACCGTGCGGATCTTGTCGATTTCGGTCTGGATGGCGCCCATCTGGTCGCCGCCGGCCGGCACCACGGTGCCCACGGGGTTGACTTCGCGGGCCACGCCGATCAGCCAGCGCTGCAGGTCGGGATCATTCGCAACCGCGCGGCCGTCAGGCATGCGAGCGCTGAGCAGCTTGTCCTTGATGCCCTCGGGCGCCATGTCCAGAAAGGCGTTGATGCTGTTGATGTTGCCGCGGTACTCGGCACCCCACTCGGCGCGCAGGGCATCCTGTACCTCGTCGCGGTGCACCAAGTCGTTCTCGCCCATCTTGGCAATGGCGTCTTCTTTGATCTTGTAGTAGGTGGCCAGGCCAGCTTTGACTTGGGCAGGTGTCGCGTTTTCCGCATGCATGCTGGCCAGGAACATATCCACCCCTGGCTTGTCCATGTCGCCCACCACGATGCCATCGGGCATTTCGTAGGCTTCCGGCTTCTCGGGGATACCGTTCTCTGTGCGCCACTTGGCCACATCCTCGGGCTTGGCGTCCTTGGGTAGCTTGGAAACCAGCTCACCGGTGGATAGGCGCTGCTGCAGGGCCTTCCAGCTGTTGTGCACTTCCTTGGGGGAAGCAAAGCGTTCGAGGCTTTTGGCGACTTTCTCGTCACCGCCGGCCATCTTCAGGCGCCAATCTGGGGCCCAGTCGCCTTTGCCTTCGCCGCCTTCACCGGCGCCCGCTCCGGCTGCACCAGCAGCTCCCTTTTCGCCACCGGCCGCAGCACCACCTGCTCCAGCCGCGGCACCAGCGGCAGCACTTCCTGCGCCTGCACCAGCGCCAGCCGCACCCGCTCCGGCGGCTGCGCCACCAGCACCTGCAGCGCCGGCGCCAGAGCCGCCCTCGCCGCCTTTTTCTTCTTCCATCAATCGCCAGTTAGGTTTCAACATGCTCAGTCCTTCAAGGTTCTGTTCTTGCGAACGGGTGGGGGTGATTGGGGTTCTTTGTCCTGCACACGCGACAGGTCGATCACGGTGAACTTGACGATCTGCAGGCCGACGTTGCGGCGGCCCTGCAAAAAGACGCTGCCAAGGGTGTTGTCCGGCACGTAGGTTTCGTCATAAACGCCGCAGACCTTTTCGACGATGAACTTCAGGGCGTGCTGCTGCTGGCGTTCGTCGGCCGTGCCACGCGCCACCGCCTGGATGGCGGCAACGTCGAACTTCTCCCACTCAACGGGGAACCAGTGAGGAGGCCGTGGCTTGCTCATTGCATCGCCTTGCTGGCTTCACCAGCGGTTTTCATGATCTCGGCGCCCTGGCCCAGCGTGTTGAGCAACTGCTGCTGGTTCTGCTTTTCGGCCTCGGCAGCCTGCACTTCGGACATTTCGTCCTCTGTGCGGATGTGGTCCGGGTTCAGGCCCAGCCCGAGCAGGGCTTCGCGGGCAGCGTCCGGCACCTTCATCAGTGCGCCGACCGACGGATCCATCTGGGCGGCCTGGGCGATAAGGCCCTGCGCTTCCACGAAGATGCTGGCCTTCTGGCGGTCCTCGGCATCATGCAGCGGGCTCTGGAACTGGAAGTCGATCTTCTTGCCGCTCAAGGCCTCGGGCAGGCTGTCTGGGTTGCCGAATGCACCGTTGCGCAGCAGGATGTCGAAGGTGCGCTCGCACACCGCGCCGTTGTAGTCAGTCTCCAGAGGCTCGAACAGGGGCAGGACCTGGCGGATGTATTCCTCGATGCGCTTGCTGACCTCGTAGGCGGTCATCTTTGCGCCGTCCACCGGTGGCAGGTTCAGTTTGTTGAGATAGAAAGCCTCGGTCAGGGACTTGATGATGTCGTCGCGCACCTCGATGCCGAACGGCAGGCCGCTCTTGTCCTGGGTCAGCGGCCGCAGGACCTCGCCCAGGCGCTCGTCGTAAGCTGCATCCACTGCGGTAAAGCCGCCGGCGAATATCTGCAGGTCCGAGCGCAGTGCCGATTGCACGCCGACCATGGGTGGGTTCACGGCTTTCTCGCCGGCCTCGAGCAGGGTCAGGGTCATGGCCTGCAGCAGGCGGGCGTCAGGCAACGCGCAGACGGTAGCCGGGCTGTAGGAATACTGGCTGTCGCTGACGGTCTGCCAGCGTGGAATCACGTAGGGCATCGTGTGCGTGCCGACTTCTTCCAGGCAGTGCATGTTGTCGATGTCGATGAACACCGACACGTATTTCGTCTTCCACTTGCGCTCACCGGTGTACTGGTCGGCCGGGACGACGATGTGCCGGACGTTGAACTCCTGGTACGGGTTCTTGTTGCAGGCCTCGTGCACCTTCTGGTGAACTGACTTCGGGAAGGTGTTTTTCAGGTCGTAGGCCGTGGGCTTCCAGCGGCGAATGACGGTGTTGACCTGGCGGTTCGCACCCTCACACCACGCCATGTCGCGCAGGTGCCAGCAGCGGTACAGCAGGCCGTCGCGGTCTGGGTTGAGTTCCACGCTGATGGCGCACTGGCCGAAGGCGGCAAAGTCGTGGTCGCCCTCCTTGGTGGCGCGCACGAAGCTGGCGTCCAGGTCGTACATGGCGCGCTTTTGCACACCCGTGGCCCAGGCCAGCCAGCGCCGGGCCTCGATGTTCTTGCTGGTCCCCTCGACGATGATGTCGAACCATTCCTTGTTGGTGGGGCGAAGAAGACCTGAGAACTGGTTGCCCAGCTCGCGCCGCATCATCAGCGGCTGGCTGGTCATGAGGTGGTCGGCAAACTCCGCGCCCAGCGAGCGCGTAACCGTGAACGTCGCCCGCTCGGGGTAGAAGTTGTCGGCGATGGTCTGCCACAGCGTGTTGATCTCGGTTTTCTTCCCGAGAAGGTACTCGCCGCGTTCAACCAGCTGTTTGAGGTCTGTGTTCCTGGATTTATCCCAGTTTGTCTTCGCCGTCGGTCAGTACCGTGGACGCGCGGCCGCCGCGCTGCTGGGCAGACATCAGCGATTTCTTCTTCGCAGCCTTGACAGCAGCGTCGTCAATCGTCGGCATGGGTGCCGGTTCAGGGGTTGCCAGCACGGTAGGCGCTGGTGCAGGTGCAGGGCTTCCGCCGCCGCCAAATAGTCCGCCCATTTAGTTTCTCCTTGCGTTGGCGCGGCCCATCACCACCCGAGGCGGTGCGCTGCGCTCTTTCCATTGCTGATAGTGGGAAGCCATGCGGGCGCCAGCGTACCAGGCCATCACGACTGCATCACCTTTGTCTGGCGACCGGCCCAGACGGGCCACCAGCTTGTCCTTAGCCTCAAGCTGGATGCCGCCCTTTTCGATCTTGTATTTCGGCGCCGTGAGGTCGGCCAGCAGCTCGCGGTCGTTCGGAAGCTGGATGTGGCTGCCGCCGGCCTGGTCAGGGTTCAGCGCCTCGCGCAGGCGCCAGTAGGCCTCCGTGCGGACATTGAAGAAGGTCAGCTGGTGATCCTCGGTGCGCCGAAGCGAGGGCTTGACACCCATGTAGCCGTCAGCGTCAACGCCGTTCTCGACCAGGTGCTTGAGCGCATCGCCACCCCAGCCGCCGCCCAGATCAACAATCACCTTGGCGCCATCGCGGCGCTTGGCAATGACTGCGCCGGCCACGTCAGTGCCGCCCGGGGTCTGTTCGCCGGGGATGGTGATCAGCGGGGCGAACCAGCTGTCATGCCGCGGGCTCAGGATGGTCTGATCAGATCCACCTTGGGCCACATCGACCCCAATGGAGCACATGGGCACGCCGACGGGCGGGACGCTGGTGTGTCGATTCATGGCGGCCTGCACCCATGCGGTGGGGATGGCCTGCCATATGTCGTCTTCCTGGCCGGCGTCGAACTGGCCATACAGCAGCTGGCTGCGCAGCGGCTCAGGCAGTGACTGCAGCCGGGCCCGGTATTCAGGGGTATCGCGGTAAGGGTTGTCCTTGAGCGATGCCGGGATGAAGGTGAAGGACAGCGCCGTGTAGACCTCGCCGCCGATGACATGCTCGCCGGGGCCCTCCACCCACACGGGTGAACCCTTGACCATGGCCGCCCAGCGCAGCTCACCGGGAGCTGCTTGCGGTGTGAACTGCTTGTCCAGCCATGGGGCAAACCACTTGATCATCCACAGCCCATCGGTGCTGCGGGGCGGGTTCGAGGCAAAGACGATGCGGCAGCGCTGGCCTTCTGGTCCGCGGTTCCATGCCATCAGGCTGGATACCTGCACTTCAAGGAACTCACCGGCTTCGTCAAAAGCGAACAGATCGCGCTCGCGGCCGGCGTGCTTGGCCCAGTCACCGGCTTGCTGCATCCCTGCCAGCTTGAGAGAACGGCCGTTCGGCCAGCTCCACTCAAGGTCGGTGCCGTTGAAACCAGCGCTGTCGCCGATGATCTGGCGGCCGGCTTCCTGCAAGCCGTCAGTCTGGCTGGACTCACGGCGGAAAATGATGGAGCGGGTGTGCTCCTGGCTGGCCAAGCCCACCGTCAGGAAGCTCTTGCCTGAGCCTGCAGACCCGCCATACAGCAGGACATCGGCGTCGGACAGGTAGGCTTCCGTCTGGGGTCCCGGCAGCGGGACAAAGCGCATTTTCTTTCTGACCGGGGCGAGCTTCCTCTCAAGGGCCGCCGCGTTTTCAGGCGGCAGCCCTTGAATGACATCGAGAAGCTCGGCCAGATCGTTCCTGGATCAGCGCGCCATGCTCGCGTGGATGTAGTCCAGATCAGCGGTCATCGAAGCCGCCACGCTCGTTTTGGACACCGCGAAAGTGGGCGTCAGGTCAGCGGCAGCAGTCAGAGCAGCAGCCATCGCGGTGCCCACCTGGATGCCGTTGTAGAAGAACGTGGCCACGCCGGCAGCGGACAGCTCGATGCGGAACGTCGCATAGGTGTCGGCCACGGGGGCGTAACCGGTGTCCTGCGCAGTAGCGTCCACGTCGGTGGCCACACCCACCAGCCACCAGTTGTCGCTGGTCATCCGGGTGTCGAACATGAAGCCGACGGCATCGGTGGCATTGCTGGTCAGGGTGTTGGCACTGGCCGCGGACTCGATGGGCGCTTCCAGGGTCACCACGTCGGTGAAGCCGAAGAAGGCGTAGCAGGTGGTGATGGCCGACAGCTTGAAGCGGGCCTGAATGCACAGATTGCCGTTCGCGGCCTGCCACTGCAGGGCCTGGGTCATCTGCACCATGTCGGCGGCCAGGCCGGTGCCTGCATCGCCAGTGGTGAACTGCAGCACGCCACCGATGCCGGTGGCCAGGATGGCTGCGCTGGAGGTCGCGCCGTCCGTGCCCTCAACGACGTTCCACTGGTCGGCGATCACGTCGCCGGTGAAGTCGTCCGTCACAACCACCGTGGAGGGTGACGGTTCGGCGAACTGGCTGCCGTGGCTGCCAGAAACAAAGCCGCCCGGGACAATGAGCGGATTGCCATTGCCGCCATCGGGGCCGAGGCCGATTGCCCGACCGTGAAGTGAAGTTACGATTTGCATTTAAATTCTCCTGCTTGTTGCTGTTGCTGGTGGAGGTCTGCTGTCCGTTGAAACCCGCTGGACAGCGATCGCGGGGGTTCAGGAATAGGCGACGTTCAGGCCGATCACGGCGCCGGCGCCTACTGCGGTGTTGTCGTTGTCGGCTGCTCCTGTAACCAGCGCATAGCCGATGCCGACGGAGAAAGCCACGCCGAGCTCAATGGTGCGGCTGGATGTTGCCGGCAGCGCAAGGGTCAGCACCGGGACATCGGTGCCCACGGTGGGCGCTGTCGCCTTGTTGTAGAACTTGAGGTAAATCACCCCAATAGTGGTATTCACAGCGTCGATAAACTTCAAGGAGCCGGGCGTGGCCTTGGCTACCGTGGCGTTGTTGGTGTTGGCCGAGGACGGGATCCGGCTGACGCCAGACGCTGCGCCGGCGGTGTTGCCGAACTCATCGACTGGCACAACGAACGGAATGGCCGCGCCGTCGATGCTTTTGGTGGTGCCGGGTAGTGCCATGTCAGGCTCCTTTGTTTTTCATGCCCTGCGCCAGGATGAAGGCGACCAAACGGGCAGTTTGATTTGGGGATTCGTTGTTCGGGTCGATGGGGGGCTGGCCACCCTCGTCCTCGATGCCAAACGCCTGACGCTCAAGGCGAATGACCTTTTCCAGTATTTCGGTCAGCTTCTTTGCGCTGTCGATGCGCCCGGGGCTGGACATGATCCGGTTGAAGGTCTCGCGCATCCGGCGGTGGCGCTCCTCCTCGCCCTTGCTCATCGGCTTGTCAGGGTCGGCGCCTTCGGTCGGGTCGTTCAGCAGCTCGAACAGCTCCTCGGCCAGTTCAGGGTAAGCGGTCATGCCTTCGATCTCACCCATGAGGCTCTGGAACAGTTCCCGGGTCCGCTTCAGGTCCGTCCGGTGCTCCAGCCTGACCGTTGCGGCGACCCTGGCATTGACCTCGACCTCGGTACGCTCCGTTTCTGGGGTCAGTTGCGTACTTGCGGTGCGTACCGTTTCTTTGCGTACCAGATCGTCAGCACGCGCTTTGATCTTTGCGCTCAGGTCTTTCGTCCATCTGTCCCGCTTGGCGCGCTTCCTGATGGCACCCTCGGTGATCTCGAAAGGAAGGGCGATCTCCCGCAGGGACTTGATGCCCGCGCGGTAGTCGGCTTCGATGCGCTCCCAGTCCGGGGCGACCTTGGCCTCGGTGGTTGCTTTGGTCATGCCGCTTTAACCACTCGCTGGCCGTCATGTTTGGCAAAGAACTTGGCGGACTCGCTGTCGGCGGTCATGCCGTTCTGCGCCATCCACTCCAGGACCTGCTCAATCGTTACTGGGCGCTTGGCTGGAACCACTGCGACGGTGTGACGCCGCTCCTGATAGTTCGGCTGATCCTCGGTCGAAGTGCTCACAAGGCGGGCGGGTTCCAAGCCACGCTCAAGACACCAGCGGTACAAACCTGAAGCCAAACTGGCGTTGCCAGTCAGATACGGCCACACCTCACTGCAGCGCATGGAGCTCATCCAGAGCGTTTCCTTCGGCTTCGGAGCCGCCGGGGCCATGACCGGGTGACATGCTGCCACGATGGAAGCCAGTGCAGCCACGAGAAAGTTGCGTTTTTTCATGAAGTTCTCCGTTGAATAGGTGGCCCGCTTCGGGACTTGACGCCGCGCGCCGTAGCTCACCACGACGCAGCGGGCCGTGCCCTGCGGCACTTCCGGGACCCTGTGCGCTCAGGGCATGAAGTTGCAGTCATTTGCCCGTGACTGCCGCTCCCCGGGTTGAGCGTCGATGCGGGTGCTGCGAGAAAATCGCCGCTCTCGAGCCTTCGGGCACCTCTTGGCGTGTAGCCGTGTGCGTGTGTGCCGTGCTCGGGGCGGGCGAACTGGTTGCAGATGCTGGATTCGAACCAACGACCTCTTGCTTAGGGGGCAAGCGCGCTGCCAGGCTGCGCCAATCTGCGGAAAAGAAAAACCCGCCGCAGCGTTGCCACTGGGCGGGTGTGAACAGCCTGCTAGAGGACAGGCCGGGAGACAAACGAAAAAGGCCTGCGGGGTTAGCGCAGGCCTTTCAGGAATTTTGGGGGACAGTATCCCGAAGCGAATTTCAACTCATCAGCGATTTCCTGTCAACAATTATTTTTGTAATGCTTTGTCATTACATAAAATGACTAGGGTTGTTTTACCTTCGACCATGAAACCCGCGAATCGGTGCTGGCCCACAGAAATCGGTCGAACTGCCACATCGGATCGTGCTGCATCCACCACAATTCGGTCGAACTGCCACATCGGATCGTGCTGCATCCACCACAATTCGGTCGCGTTCATACTCAGGTCCGGCACCCACACCTTACCCAGCGGCATCAGGATGCTTGAGCCCACTACGGCTGGGGCCATGCCGGTGGCGAGGATGCCGGACAGGAAGCCGCGGCGGTTCATGGATGCCCCACCCCGAACATAGCGCATAGCACAGCAACCACAGCCGCCCACTGCACGAGCTCCCAGAAGGTTCCCACGCACACCGCCCTGAGCCAGTGCTCAACCATGATTTGCTTCGGGTCTAATTCTTCTTTCTTCACATCACCCTCCCATCCGCCGCCAGCCGGCGCATCAACTCGGCCCTGGCCGCCAGCACCAGGTTCTCGCGCTCCACCGGGTCCGCCGGCAGCCGCACGCTTCGCCACACTTTAACCCGGGCGTTCAGGTTCCGGGCCTCGAACTGCAGGGCTGTCCGGTGCTCCGGGCTCAGTTGATCCACGTGGAACTGGATGGCGGCCAGCCGGGTGGATTCCAGACTGTCCTCGGCGATCTCGTATTCGAACATCGCGCCGCGGTTGCTGGCGTGGTGGGCGAAGGTCACGCATTCCGTGCGCTCAGCCACCAGTGGTTCGGCTTTGCTGGCGTTATGCCAGTCCTGGAGCAGGCTGTCGAGCAGGTTGTCGGCTTCGTTCATCATATTTGCTCCTGAATTCATAGCTGGTGGCGCTTATCTGGTATGGGCTGGATGCTGATTTCAGTGCCTTGTCGGATGCTTCAGCAGGAACCCGGCCGCCTTCCGGCGCTCGCTCTCGTTGCCGGCGGCTTCCATCTGTTCCGGGGTGCTGGTCTTCAGGAGGTCGGAATACCCCTGCACCGCCTTGGCTACGTCCACCAGCTGGGCTTGGGTGAAGCTGTAGAACCGCATGGTCTCGAAGATCGAGTCCACTTCCATCATGGCGACCTTGGCGTTGGAGAACACCTCCTGCTCGGCCGGGCCCTTGGCTTCTGCCCGGATGGCGCCGATGTTGATGGCGCTGGCTAGGGTGTTGAAGTCAGCAATACTGTTGCTGCCGTCGCGCAGGCCGATGAAGGCGCTGGCGACTTTGGTCATGATGACCTTCATGTCGTCGGTGGTGTAGTTGGTGGTCATGCGTCGAATTCCCTTAAATCTGGTATCGCCAGCCGCGCCGGCCACAGCCCGCGCGCCAGCAGGGTGCGCACCGTCCAGCCTTTGGCGGCACGCTCGTAGGCCGGCATGTCTGTGCGCGGCACCAACTCGTAACGGTCAAAACGCCCATGGCAGTCCTTTGCGCCCACTGTGCACATGGGGAAGACATCCAGGTCGCTGAGTTTTTTGCCCTTGGCTTTGCCCGTGTTGGGATGGGCGGCTTGGCTGTGTTGATGTACCCGGCAGGCATAGCACTCCAGACTCGCCACCAGCTTGCGATACTCCTTGTCGCGCACTGGTGGCGGCTCTTTTGGCTGGGCCTCCCCTGCCCCGTCGGCCCGGCTGGCGGGTGCGAAGTCCTGTTTGCCTGGCCATGCCATAGGGGCGCGGTCGGGCTTGGGCTTTGGGGTGAAGGGTCGCGTTTTCAGCATGATTAGAAATTCAGCGCTTTGCTGGCTGCGAGCACGCTGGACGTCAGTTCGTTGGCGATGACCTTCGCAATGGCATCACGCACGCCGATCGCTATGTCCTCCCGGCTTGCCGAGAGGTTGGCTTCGTGCCGTGCTTCCAACCGCTTGCCGTTGACCTTGAACACGCACGAAAATCGCATCAGGTCACTCATTTGGTCCCGCATGACGTGAAGCACACCGTCCACCGGGGTGTTTTCAACCCTGACGGCTGCCAGTACCTGGCCTTTGGCGGCATCCTCCATTTCGCGCAGCAGGCGCACGGACTCGTCGGTCGGCGCTCGCTTTTCTGTTTTGGTGACGCTGATGTGGCTCGGCCCCTGATTGCCTCGGTGCAGATAAACCTGTGTGCGGTCAAACATGATTTCTCCTTCGGTCAGTTAAAAAAGCGCCATCACCAGCACCCCAATGGTCCCCAGCACTGCGATGACGATTACCGTCAGGCAGATGGATTCAATGGAGGGCTGGTCTTCCATGGCAGGCCCGGTCAGCTTTTCCAGGTCGCCGCTTTGACGGCCCACATCTGGGCTTCCTGCGCAGCCGTGATGGCCAGGCTCGCCATGCGTTTGACTTCCGGGTCGGCGTTGTGGGTGCGGTACTGGTGCATGCGCTCGATGCACTTGGCGAACTCTTCCTTGATGTTCGTCACGTGCGGGTCGCCGCTCGGGTTGAACGCCAGGCCCACGGCTTTTGTGCCGAAGGTCTCGTGGTTGGGCGACGTGGCGGCCTCGGCGTCTTTTGCCACTTCAGTGATCCGCAAACTGGCGCCGCTGTGTACGAAAAACGAGCGCTGCTCGCCGTCGGTCAGCCGCGTGCCGGTGTTGGCTTCGCCTGCCGCGTTCAGTGTTTCAACCAGCACATCCTCGTGGTTTGGTCGGTTGCTCGATACGATTACGCTTGTCGTCATTTAAATCTCCGGTTGTTGCGCCCTGGCAGCTGCGGCGCGTCAGCTTTCTTGCTCGGTAACTGCTTCCAGAACTTCACCCGTGTCCGGGTCGATCACTTCGTTCTTCTTCTGCCGGCGCTGCGGTCTCAAGTGCGGCGGCATGGGTTCCGACACCACCACGCCCAGCTCCTCGGCCGCGATGGCGATCACCTCGTCGATGTACTTGGCCAGCCTGCGCACGCCCAGGTCTTCGGTGCTGACCCGCACGCTGCGCCGGCTCTTTTTCCCAGTCATCGGGTTGATGGATGTCACCCGCTTGTTGGGCAGGAGGCGGGAGCGAAACCACTCCTTCCAGACGGGCATTGCGAACTGATTGCCATTGGGGCGCGCGTAGAGGTGGATTTCCTCCAGTACAACGCCGTGCAAATATCCTCTCTGGGCCTCGGTGATGGCGTCATCCAGCAGGCGGAACTCAGCCACCAGCGCGCGGCCCTGGTGCAGTTGCTCGCCCACCCATGGCAGGGCGCTCTTGGTCAGCACCTGCCGGCCTTGCTCGGCGTTGTGCAGTTCGACGCGGAGGAGGATGTCGCTCACGGCATGTACCTCCCCGCATAGGCTTCCATCAGCCGCTGCGAAATAGCCTGGATGGCGTAGGCCTCAAATTCCGCGGACGGGCTTTCTTCTCCGATCCGCTGCCTGAACACTTGCCAGATATGCACAGCCTCATGCACCAGAATAGAGGCAGCTTGGACGCCAGATATTCCAGGTCGCACTCGCATGGCTACGATGCAAACCTGATTTCCGTTCGGGTTGGTCAGCCAGTGCATGGTTGCATCGGCGTGGTCTGACTTGATCCATGGGCCCCACTTGTCCTTGGGTAGCCGGCAATGGCGAAAGGCTTTATGGCATTCCCTCTCGGAAAGCACGAGCGTCAGGTAGGGGCCGACGATCAGATCGCGGTTGAGCCACCTCATGGCCGCACCTCGAACACAATCTCAAACTGCCGCTCATCAGCGCTACGCTTTACCCTGCGGTCGAGAATCCGCACCCTGGCAGGCTTTGAGCCAGTGACAGCGCGCAGGCAGACCGGGCCGAACCCGCTGGGGCTTGGGTTTTTCAGGGTGCGATTGCACTTGGCGCAGTTCACACGTCCCTCCAGTCCAGCGCCTTGCAAGGCTCCGGTAGCCGCTGCTTGGGGTGGTTCACGTCATAGATGTCGATGCCCATCAGCTTTGCCAGCATCAGCGCGTTTTCCCAAGTGAAGCCATTGAACCCGCTGGTGTGTACAAAGTACGGCAGCTGGTGCTCCAGCATGTCGCTGTCGTCGTCAATGATTGCGTACTGCTCCACGCCGGGGTGGCGGGTCAGCCAGTCGGCAATCTCGGTGCCGCGGTTGCCGCAGAGGCTGGGTGTGCGGTCCACGATTGGCAGGTCCAGCGCCGGCCCGTAGTCCGTCCAGTCGCTGTGCTTGCGCCAGGTCGAGGACAGCACCACCACCGCGCCGGCCGCGCGCACGATGCCGCCGATCAAGCGAATCGCTACTTCATCCAGCCCAGCGCGCCCGTTGCGTGCAGTTGTGTGCGGGATACCGCCGAAGGCAATGGCCGTGCGGTGGCAGTTCAGCACGCCGTCGATGTCGAGGAAGACGGCTTTCATGCGGCCACCTGTTCACGCAAATGCCGGTCCCACTTCACCGCTGCCTGCACCAGGCTGCTCACGCCCATCTTTTTGCGGGCGGCACAGAAGTAGACCTCCGTCGTCCTGTGGCTGATTCCCATGGCCCGTGCTGCAGTTTTTGCCCTGCCGTGCTCTATCACGGCTGTCATGGCTTCGGCCTCGCGGGCGTTGAGGCCCCAGGGGTTGGAGGTCATGGCTTCGTGTCCTCGATGCCCAGGTACTCGCGCCACGGGACCTTCACGCCGTCAACGTCAAAACCCCAGGTGCCGCGGTATTTCCAGGTGATGAACAGCGTCCAGACGCCGCCCGGGGAGACTTCCGCGATGCGGTGGTACTCGCCGAACTTGAGGGTCTGGGTGTCACCAGGCTCACGGGTGAATTTCAGGAGCGCCGGCGGATAGGCCTTGCTGAACTTGAATTGCCGCTCTTCGTCGTACCAGCCATGCAGGATGATCGTGCGGGCGTTCCATGGATGGTCGTGGTGGTGACGGTCGCCGTCGGCCCGCATGATGTGGTGAATTCGCACGGACGGCAGCCACCCCATGCCCTTGCGCTTCGCCGCGCCGCTGGCCGGGTAAGGGTTGAACAGCCACCACCGGCCCATGTAGCAGGAACTGCCGTCCGGGCTCATGATGTGGGTGTAAGGCGTGCGCTGGGCGCGGTCCACCAGCCAGACCTTGACCACGGGGATGGTGACGATGGCCGCTATGGCGGTCCAGATTGGGTTTTTCATTTGGTCACCAGTACATCGATGTTGTGAACGGTTTTCATGAAATGCAGCTTCATGCGGAAGACCGGCAGCACCACGCCCTTTACATCCTCCACAATGGTCGCAGCGCCTGACTGGTATACGAAGTCAGCTATAAATCTGATAGCAGGCTTCTTGCGTTTAGCACCAGCCAGCAGCACGGCCGGGGCAAGTTCGTAAGCCACTTGCCGGCGCAGGTTGCTGATGTGGCCGGCGCGTTCAAGCAGCCGCAGGTTCTGCCAGCGGCGCGCTTCGGCCTGGCTGTCGAAGGTGATGCCGTCAACCACGGTCCTTTTGGCGCTGTACTTGCTCACGGCTGCACCTCATGCAGGTTCAGCGTCAATCCCTTGTAGACAGGGCTTTCGCGTTCGTTTTCGAGGTACTGCTGGCTGTTCCGGTCAAACCAGAATGCCCAGCTGCCCTCCCAGCTGAAGTGCCGCTGCTTGGCCAGCCTGACGAATGAATCCGGTTTTTTGCGCAGTTCCTCGATCCGTTGCAGGCGCGCTGCTTCCTCGGTCGGTGAGTGGCGCGGCGCTTCGAGTTGTGACAACTCGTTCAGCTTGGGTAGGTTCTTCCAGACGATCATCAGGTTGTCGGCCAGATCCACAATCTCGCTGGCGCCCTTCACGTCGAACTTTTCCGACGGTTTGCTTTCGTTCTCGCCCTTGCGCATGTGGCAGACTAGGTGGATGTGCAGGCCGGTATCGCGCGCCACGGAGCACAGGCCGTCTACAAAGTCTTTTTGCGCCGTGTAGTCGTCGGTGCCCAGGCCGCACTTCATGAGGCTGTCGATCACCAGATGCTCGATTTGCAGTTCCTTGCGCACGTAGGTGGCCACCGCCAGGGCACGACTGGCGGCCAGCTTTCCAACGTGGTCATAGACCCAGAGCTTTTCGTTCGTCCAGTCGTGGAACCCGCGGATGTACCGCGGCGCCGGCAGCGCCACACCGGCCGCCTGCTGGGTCATCTTCGCCATGGTCTTGTGCGGCGGCATCTCCAGGGAAGCCAAGCACACCCGCTGGCCGCCGCGCATGACGTTGAGCATGATGTTTGACAGCAGCGTGGTTTTACCGTGACCGTTGACACCAGCCCACAGCGTCAGCTCGCCGGGCCGCAGGTCAAACTTCCCGCCCATCTTTTCAAAGCCGGTTGGCGACCAGCTCGATTGCGATGTCTCGCCGTAGAAGTTATCCACAACGGCGTCGGCCCAGGCTGATGCCGGTTTGACCTTCGCTGAATCTACTTCCTGTTCCGCAAAATACTGGTCAAAGTTGATGGTGTCGTCGATGGTTTTCATATCGTCTGGATACCTTGAAACTTGGACATCAAAGCCCGGCGCATCGACGCGCCCAGCTTAGTGCCCGAACAATTGATGATTGCCACGCTGAATCGGTGCGTGGCTGGGATGGGCTCTGGCGGGACAATGTGGAAACCGTCGCCCACATGCACGTCGTGGATCTTGTCGCCGGCCTCGAATCGCACGATCAGAGTTTTGGGCCGGGCCTTGGCAATGCGCAGCGCGGTCTCCGTCAGGCGCTCGAGTTGAACCTTGGGGTTTGCCCACAGCCACACGTCGAGGTTCACCAGCATCCGCCAGTCCAGCTTGCTCACCGGCATGGTGTCGTCGAGGTAAAGCGTTGTGACATCCCAAGCGCCGCCGGTCATTTCGACGATCACCGGGCCGTAGGGGACAGAGCCCTGCTGGCGGGCCTGCAGCAGGTTTCGGGCGTTGCCGGCGTACCAGGGCTTCATTGCGCCCCCGCCGTCCAGTCGGTGCCGCCTGAATGCGACCCAGCCGACCCTGTTTTTCCATGCAACCAGCTCGCCTTGAAGCCTTGCCAGCCGTTCTCGGTTGCGGATTTGACAGCCTGCGCTGGCGTCATCCCGGCAAGGCCAGCCTCGCGCTTCACACCGTCCCAGGCGGTGCGGGTCAACGGCGCTTTTTTCGCCTTGCGGACCTTGAGCCAATCTGCCGCGACCTGCGGGTCAACACCTTCCGCGATCAGGTCTTTGGCAACCAATGGTTTCGAGTCGTCAACCGCGTCAGCGGAGGGGACCCACGAAGTGGGGGAGGTATTACCCGAAGGTGCAGATGCAGAAGAAGATGCAGAAGAAGGGTGGGGGTTATAAGGGGGTTCTTGCTCGGGTATCGGTGGGGGGGTTATAGGGGGGTTATTTGCAGCAGCAGGACGCCCCCCCTTGGCACCGAATTCGCCCCCCAAAACACCGAAGTCTTTGCCCTTAATACCGTTCTGGCGGCCTATCTCTGCCCTCAACTCGCGCGATGCTTCGTCACGCACCATGCGCCTGCTGTAAATTGCACCGCTCTCTGCGCGGGACAGCACACCGTTATCTTCCAGCTCCTGAATCAGCTTCTTGCATACGCCAGGGCTCACCTTGCACAGATTCGCCAGCTGGGCGGCCTGCATGGGCTTGCCATTGGGCATAGTCAAATGCCCGTATGGTTCGCCTTGATGCATCAGGCAATTCATTTCGTGCCACAGCCCGCGGGCCGGCAGCGAACAGGTCTGCAGGGCCACGTCCTTGAACCAGTCGCCCCAGTAGTACTGGGACGCCGGCCGCTTTGTTTTCTCGACTGGCTCAGACACTTGCTGGCGCTCCTTGTCTCATAGCCCGCGCATCCGCCACGCCGGCCGTTTGAAAAAAGTCACAGCCGTCATCAATCAGCCGCTCACGGACAGCCTGGTCGCGCAGGTGAAGCCACTGGCAGGCCTCATCCCGGTCACTGGCCAGCCCGAAGTCTTCAAAGCGCCGGTAGGCCGCCAGGAAGTGGTCGCTGTAGCTCTGGATGTGGGCATCCCGCTCTGAGGCTGTCATGGTGGGCTGGGTGGGGGTCTGCATTAAGAGGCCTCCGAGAGTGGCTTCATGAATACCAGCCAGTGCGTGCCGGCCTTCTTGCCGGAGGTGTTCCCGAACAGCGGCTGGTGAGGGGTCAAGGCCAGCACTTCGCCCAGCTTCACTTGCGTTTCGTTCCACTTGAATACCAGCACGCCGTCGGTGGCCAACACCCGAAAACACTCAGCAAAGCCAGCGCTCAGGTCGTCGCGCCAGTCCGCGCCCAGCTTCCCGTACTTGGCCGCCAGCCAGCTCTTGGGGCCGGCGCGCACCAGGTGCGGAGGATCGAAGGCCACCAGCTTGAATGCGCCATCGGGAAACGGTAGTGCCCGGAAGTCCATGAGCGCATCAGGTTCGATGGTCAGTGTGCGGGTGCCGGCGGCTTTACCGTGTGACCTGTCGGTGACGACGATGGTCTCGTTGCGCTGGTCGCCGAATACCACGTCAGGGTGGCCACGGTCAAACCAGAACATCCGGCTTCCGCAGCAGGGATCAAGGACACGCTGGCCTTGCTCGGTCATGGCCTGCGCACCGTGTTGATGTTGGCAGTCGGCGCCCTGCTGGCGCTGCGAACCTTCTGAGCCTCGCTGTTTCTCAGCGGGTGGCCCTTGGCGGGTGCTGCTGTGCCGGTGGCCTTGGCAAGGCTTTTGGCTATCTCGCTGGGCTGGCCGCGCCAGTTGAAGGCTGACAAGGTGCTGCTCATCTGTCGGTTCCGATTGACACCGACATTTCCCCGACATTCCCTATGACGCGGGAAAGGTGTTTGCTCGCTACAGTCTGAACATGCTCTTTTCCATAGACCCGAACCCGACACGCAGTGCGGCAGATTTCAGCTACAGAACAACCGCTCTCATTCGCGGCTCTTTGCATAAGCAGCGCTGTGTCAGCGTCAATGCGGAACTCGGGAATGACTACATCGAGCTTGCCAAAGGCATCCGCAGACGCTCCTCTGGAATACATGATGGGAGCCAATTCCTTATCGCTGTCTTTTTTGGTGCTCATGGTGTTGTCGTCTCGATGTTGTTGGTGAAAATCTCGCGTGCTGAAAGGTCGCCGTGGGTCAGCGCATATGACGCTCTACCCGCTCATTTGCTCGGGCACGCGCGGGTGCAGGACCAACATCCGGTGCTCGACGTAGAAGCCTTGAAATTGGTGGTACTGCGCGCTGTGAGGATCGAAGGGGCAGGCTTCGTGCACCGGGGTGTTGCTCTCGGCTGCAGCCTCGGCCATGTCGCGGATTTCGGCCTCTGTCAGGCTGGTGATTGGCTTGATGACGTGCATAAGTCAGCTCGTCTGCTCTTCCGGTTTCAAATCACCGGCCGGCGTTTCGACGGGCGGCTCGACCAGGATGGAATCCCAGTTCACGGTGTCGTTCAGCTCCTGCAGGGATATACCAGTCGCTGCGCGCACGTAACCGCATTTGTCCATGGCAACCCTGCCGACCTTTTGCCAGTGCTCGACGTTCTGCCGTGTGATCTCTCCACCGGCGGCTTTGGCCAGCTTCGAGGCGCTGCCTTCAAACTGGTCAAGCGCTCGTTGGATGCCGGTTTTTTGGTCCATAAATCACGTCCTTTTGCAAAGTAGTTTGCATCTTAACTCGCAAACAAACTTGCGCGCAAGCCCTGCAAAATGATTTGCATGAAAAATCTCGGGAAATTTGTAAAGGCGTTCCGTCTTCACCCGGATCGCGGCTGGTCAACGGCCCAGATGGCCGCCGCCGTGACGCGCCAACAAGCGCCAGGCAAGCCGGAGATCAAGCGCCAGCACATCGAGCAGCTGGAAGCGGCCGGCGATCGAATCCCGCGCTACGTGGTTGCGCTGGCCCGGGCAATGGGGACCACGACAGATGCCCTGCTGGCTGGTGAACCTTCGACCCAGCCGGAGCCGGGACATGACATAGATCAACCCTCAGACGCAAAAGGCCCCGAGTTGTTGAGAACCGCTCTCAATATTCTGGCAATTTGTTTACATGATTTGGATATTGACTCCCGCACGGAGGCCGGCTATCTGCTGCAGAAAATGGCAGAAAGCCCCGGTGGGCGTTGGTCTGGCAGGCTTTCCGACCTGATAGAAAAAGAGGCCGAACCGTATCTATGGGAGGCCATCTGTAATTCTGACAGGGCGGGAAAGTACTCACTAAGTTTTCAAAAACAAACGACCAGAATGAAACAGAAAAGTGGTAGTCAGCCCAGCGCTGCTGTAGCGGCATCCCACTTACCAACCGGTCAAGGCGATGCTGCAAGTGGTGGGGATCGACGCGAAGACGAAAAAGGAAGTAGCGACAGTGCTACGGGGGCTGGCTGACCAAGCCGAATCCGAAGACTCCGATTACCGCTCCCTGTTCTACGGCATCCAGGAAGGCCCCACGGGCTTTCAAACGGGTGTCTGCGGCCACTGGCGCCGTCACCCCATAGACTCCCTGCCAGCCCTTGAGGCGCTACGCCGCAAGCTGCGCTGGGAACTGTCCTTTCAAGAGCTGGCCTAGCGCCATCCCCACCGCCCCTAGAGGCGGTTTTTAACGCCTGAAATCTAGGTGAATACCCGAACTTTACAAAATTAAGCAAACTTTTTTGCTTTACCCTATTGCGTTGATGCAAAATAGTTTGCAGAATACGTCCAGACGCCACAAAACAGTTTGCTGATGTGGCGGTTGAAGTTCATCAACCCACTGGAGAAATCATGACGAAGTTTGGACAGCCTTTCGCACGCGCCCAGTTCATGGCCGCGGCAATTGCCGGAATCCTGGCATCCACCGGCGGCAACATCGCCCTGCAACAGCAACAGCTCGCGGCGCTCGGCCCTTACGAGTCGCGCGGCAAAGGCAAGGGCGGAGGCAACCGCGTTGCTCCCGCAGCTGGCATGGCGAACCACCGCGCGGCCATGAAGAAGCGCATGGTCAAGCGCAATCGCAAAGCCTGCCGCTGATCATCATGGATCACCTCCACACCGCCGCCCCCGGCCTGCCCGCCCTTTGGGAGCAGCTGCACGCGGCTTTTGAAAAGCGGCTGACCACACCCACCAGCCAATGTGTTGGCCCGGTGCTTGGCCAGGTCACCATGACAGAGGCCGACTGCGAAGAAGCGGATATGTGCATCCACCGCTGGAAGCAGAACGGCGGCCCTGTGCGTGAGCATGATGCGCGGGCTGTTGCGATTGAGCTTGGCTCGAGGCGGTTCACATGAGCGCCGCGCAGCACGCGCCGGGGTCTGTTGCAGTCGTCATGACTGGCGAGGACGGCGAAACGTGGCGCTGCCGCTGCGGAAATGCCAGCGGTCGCGTAACAAACCATTGGCCCACAAAGGAAGCGGCAGACAAAGAGGCGGCACGCCTTCGCCTGCTGATGGGCGGAACCAGCTGCGTCGAGCGCATCAGCACGTTGCGCATCGGCCATCCCGCCAAGGCTACTGGGAGCACCACATGAAAACCATCGGCAGCTTCCAAAGCAAACGCTGGGGCAAGGTGGATGTGCACCGCGCCACCTACGGCAGCAAAACCGGCCCCTGCGCCATCACGCTGACCACCGACACGGGCGAGCCGCTGGGCACGCTGAGCGTCAACATGTACCGCCCGGAATGCTCACGCGATTCCAGGGACCTCCCGAAGGACTGCTTCTACGTCAAGGACTGGGGCGGCAACGAAACCTTCACGGGCGATGCCCTGGCCAGTGGCCTGTTTGTCGCACGCGACGACCTGCCGCGTGCTGAAAGCGGGTATGTCACCGCACCGGTGTGGCAAATCAAAGCTGAAGGCGGTGCAGCATGAGCCGCCTGACGCAACTCCCACGGCTTCAACTGGACGTGAGCCTAAAGCTCAACGAGGCCGAAGTCCGCGCGCTCGATGCCTTGGCTGGCTATGGAACTGACAGTTTCTTGAAGGTGTTTTACGAGCACATGGGCAAGCATTACATGCAACCTCACGAGGCCGGCCTGCGCTCGCTGTTCGACACGATCCGCAGTGAACTGCCGATGATCATGCGGCGCCAGGATGCGGCCAAAAAAGCGTTCGCGCTGAACGACCCGGTAATCCGCAGTCGCGCTGACCACGATGCCTTGATCAAAAGTCTCCAAACCGGAGCCACGTCATGAGCGGCCCCAACATGATCAGCGCCGCTCGCCGCGCATCTGCCAAAAAACACGCTTCCCGCGTCTGGACCTGCATCTGCGGCAAGGTTTGCCGCGGCAACGGTGGCATCAGTAGTCATCGAAGCGCATGCGCAGTGCTCGCTGACGCCAAGGCTACGGAGTGCCGGCCATGACCGACCGCGCCCAACTCAAATACGTCCGCACCGATGCAGGCTTTTCCACCTGCCCCTCTTTGATGGGCCAAAAGCAGCACGTCCTGCTGGCAGCGGCAACGTCGTTCACGCCAATTTCCGCCGGATTCATCGAATGGGACTTCGACGGCCTGCCGCTGTGCATGGGCCGCAGCGAGTCGCTGAACCTCAATTCCATGGCATGCGATACAGCTGCGCTGCGCAAGGCCTGGGGCATGAAAGCCGCGTCTCCCGCCGTGGTGATGTCGGCCAGCCAGATTGCCGCCGCGCAGGGCTTCCCACCAGCGCCGCCGCTCGTTCTCAACCCATCCCTGCAGGCCGAGGCTCAAGCCGTTGGTGCTGTTGGTGATGCCGAGTCACTTGAAGCAGGAGAACCAGCATGAGCAAGACTCAAACAATTGGTGAGCGCCTGAAATACGCTCGCTCCAAGGCAGGCATGACGCAGGAAGACTTGGCCCATTCTGCAAATATTCGTCAAGGCGACATATCCAAGCTCGAGACGGATGCAATCAAAACCAGCACGAAGCTGATTCAGATGGCGCGGGCTATCGGTTGCAACGCTGTATGGCTCGCCACAGGCGAAGGCTCACCCTTCGACCATGCGGCCCCAGATAGCGGCCCGCGCCAGATGACGAAGAGCAACGCCATCAAATTGCTAGGTGGATCACAGACTGCAGCCGCACAGGAGATTGGCGTCAAACCCCAAGCGATTCGTGGCTGGCCCGAGGTGTTGTCGCAAAAAATCGAGGATCGTGTGTTAGCTGCGCTGTGGCGCCGTCAGAACAAAACACAGCCGGCGGCCCTGGCCTCAGACGCCGACACAACCGAGCGACGCGACCAATTTGCCATGGCAGCAATGCAGGGCATGGTTGCCGCCGAGTTTCCCAGCACGGAAGGCCCGAGCGCATACAAGTTCTGGGCTGAGCAAGCCTATGAAATGGCTGATGCGATGCTGAAAGCGAGGGCGTGATGACAGCCATTCCACTTCCAAGTCCAGGCGCGCGATTGAAGCAATTGCGGCTGGCGGCTCGAATGACCCAAGCCACTCTCGCTCGGCTGAGCGGGGTTAGTCAGGCCTTCCTCTCCTATCTGGAGCGGGACCAATTTAAGCCCTCACAGATGGAGCTAGAGCCTTTGGCCAAAGCTTTGAACGCTGACTTGCAATGGCTGTTCACAGGCGAACTGAGCCCGAATGCGCCACCGCCGGTGCTCGAAAGGACATACCCCGCTGGCTGGCCAAAGGACAAGCGCCAAAACGCTGAAGCACTTGTTGCCCTCGTCGTTGAAAGCCCAGAGGCATTCGTCGAGATGTCGCGGGCTGTTGGTCGTGCAAAGGGCAAGAAGAAATGAACACCCTCAAAACCACCATCGGCACCGTCGCCATTCTCCTGCTGCTGACCGTCCTGCCAGCCTGCATGGACGACATCCCCGACCACAGCCACGAGGCCACTGAGTACGAAAACCTCAAGGCCCTGCAGGACAGCGAAGCCGGCACCGCCCGCCGCGAAGCAGCTGCCCAGGCTCTGTGCCGTGAAGCCCACGGTGAAAGCGTTGCCATCTGGACTGCTGACGGCCGCCTGGTCTGCCGAGCACGGCGGGGCCCGGGGAAAGCAGTGGTGCAGCTGTGAACCACACCATCAAAAACCGCCAATTCGACGGCCAGCCAACCAGCGAGTGCCAGAACGACCCCGATGTGGAGCGCCACTTATTCAATTCTGCAGCGCTGGACAGCGCGATGAATTACCCGCTGCGCCGGGTGCATGTCGACGAGCTGCCGACGCCGACCGAGCCCGAGGAAAACCTGCCTTGGGCATGGGTAGACCGGCTGGGCTTCTGGTGGGCCTGCGTGCTGACCGGGATTGCCGCTGGTCTCGGGTACGGCTTGTACGGCCTTGCCCGCCTTCTCAAACTTTTTTGATCAACAACAGAGGACAACATGAGCAATATTGCAACCCTTCGCGCTGACACGCCGCCTGCCCTGCAAATGGAGGAAACGGAAATTCTGGCCGTCTTGCGCACTTCCCTTTACCCGGGCGCCAAAGACCAGTCGATCAAGATGGTTCTCGGTTACTGCAAGGCGTCTGGGCTTGACCCCATGCAGAAGCCGGTGCACATCGTGCCCATGTGGGACAAGGTTGCCAAGGAAATGCGCGACGTCATCATGCCGGGGATTGGCTTGTATCGCACCCAGGCGGCGCGTAGCGGGGAACTGGCAGGCATCACGGAACCTGAATTCGGCCCCGACAAGATATTCAAATTTGATGAGTTTGAGTTCACGGCTCCAGAGTGGTGCCGGGTGACTGTCAAGCGCCTGGTTGGCTCCGTCGAGCGTGAGTTCACCGCCCGCGAGTATTGGATTGAAAACTACGCGACGGCCGGGAAAGACTCCACCGCGCCAAATGCAATGTGGAAAAAACGCCCGCGTGGGCAGATCGCCAAGTGCGCTCAGGCCCAAGCCTTGCGCATGGCTTTCCCGGAAATGACGGGCTCACAGCCCACCGCCGACGAAATGGAAGGGAAGTTTGACGAGATCGATGGTGAAACCGGCGAGGTAATCACTGCCAAGAAACCGACAGTCGCAGCGCCTCAGTCAAAGAGCGCAGCCAAGGCCGCAGCGCCCGCAGGCGAAGTCTCCGATGCTGTCGTCAAGGGCGAGGGCGAAGCTGGCACTACAGCGCCACCAAGGGCCGTAGATGCCACCGCCGCAACAGCCGGCGAGATCGCCTATATCTCGCGCAAGCTGACAGCCCACGGCGTGACGCCAGCCCAGGCGCGTGAAGCATGCGGTCTGGATGCAGGGGAAACGCTGGAAGGCCTGACCAAAGACGGCTTCATCGCCATGCGGGACACCTACAAGTGATCAAGAAACCCGTTCTGGACGAGGCCACGCACACCTACTGGCTGGACGGCCAAAAGGTGCCCGGCGTCACCAGCATCCTGGCGCCGCTGTGCAACTTCGACTTTGTGAGGCCGGATGTACTTAAAGCCGCCGCAGCGTTCGGGACGGCTGTGCATCTGGCGTGCGAACTGGACGACTTGAACGACCTGGACACAGACGCGCTGGACCCGGCCTTGTTGCCATACGTGCAGGGCTGGCGCAAGTTCAGCGCTGACCATGCCGTCAAGTGGGAACTGATCGAGGATCTGGTTTATCACCCAGCTCTGCGCTATGCCGGCAAGCTGGACCGTTACGGACTGGTCAAGGATGAGCCCACGGTTGTTGACATCAAGAGCACGGCGCAGCTCTATCCGTCAGTTGGTCCGCAACTTGCCGCCTACCAAAAGGCAATTCCCGGTGCACCGCTGCTGACAAAACGGCTGGCTGTGCAGCTCAAGCCCGATGGCACCTACACCGCCAAGCCGTACACCAGCCCATTGGACTGGCCTCTTTTTGCCTCTCTCGTCACTTTGCGCAGCTGGTGCGCGGCGAACAACATCACCCCGAAATTTTTAACCCTGGAGAACTCTCATGACTGAATCCACACAAGGCCAAGTGGCCTATGACGCATCCGTTGCCATCGTGCTTGCTGGCGAAGCGCAATCCGCCCTGGCCAACGCCAAGGAATTTGTGATCGACAGCCCGAGCATGCTGGAAATCGCGGGCGAAGACCTCCGCAAGATCAAAGGCCTGCAAAAGTCCGTCGAGGAAAAGCGCACTGGCATCACCGGCCCGCTGAACCAGGCCGTCAAGGCGATCAATGCACTGTTCAAGGCACCGGCCGATTATCTGGACCAGGCGGAACGCACCATCAAGGGCGCGATGATTACCTACACGTCCGAGCAGGAACGGATCGCCGCCGAGCAGCGCCGTGTTGCGGAAGCCGCTGCTGCTGCTGAACGCGCTCGCCTGGCTGCCGAGCAGGCCGAGCAGGAGCGCCAGGCCCGTGCCGCTGCCGAAGCTGCCGAAGCCGCAACGCGCGCCGCCGCCGGGGCTGCTGCTGCCGGGAACAAGGAAGCGCAAGCCGCCGCCGAGGAAGAGGCTCGCCGCCAGACCGCCGCCGCCGAAGCTGCTGCTGCCGAAGCGCACAGCACCGCCACCACCGCAGAAGTCATCAGCATGCCGATTGCAGCCGCCGCACCACAGAAGGTTTCCGGGGTGTCTGGCCGTGTGACCTACGGCGCAGAAGTGGCAGACCTCCTGACGCTGGTCAAGGCCGTGGCAGAAGGCAAGGCGCCGCTGGAGTGCATCGAGGCAAACACCAAGTTTCTGGGCGCCCAGGCGCGTGCGTTCAAGAAGGCCGGGCCGCTGTATCCCGGCGTTGTCGCCGTTGCTGAGCGTGGCCTTTCGGCTCGCGCCGCCTAAGTTTTCCGGGCTACACGCCGGGGTGCACCTCCCTCCCCCATCCATTGCCCCGGCGTGCCCTTTTTTCTTTCCTCAACCAACCGGAGATTTTCATGCCCAAGCCCTACGTTGCACCAGCCGACTACACCAAAGAGCCGTATGTCGCCATCCCCATGACACCCGTGAAAAGCAATCAAATTGCCGCTGTCGGGTACAGCCTGGAGCGCAAGACCCTGGCCGTCACCTTCACGCGCGGCGTGGGTGCGGTTTACCACTACCCAAATATTGACCCGCAGTGGCATGCGGATTTCATGGCGGCTGAATCCCTGGGCAAGCACTTCGGCGAGCACATCCAGGGCCTGTCGTTCCTGAAGTTCCCGCCGCCGGCACCCGTCGAAGGCGCGAAAGAAACCTCGGCACCGGTTGCCGCCTGACCCACCCCACAAACTGATAGACGCGGCCATAGAGTGGGCGCGCACTGGACAACAAAAGTGACCTATGTGGCTTTACCTTCCCTCAACACCATTGAACTGTGCGCCGGCGTCGGCATGCTCGGAGAAGGCGTCAGCGCCGGATTTGAGTATCTGGGAGTCGATGCCCGAACCGTTTGCTACGTGGAGCGGGAAGCCCCTGCTGCCGCCCAGCTTGTCGCGCTTATGGAAGCGGGAGCCCTTGCTCCGGCGGCTATCTGGTCTGACATGCTCACCTTCGACGCTGGAGCATGGCGCGGCCGCGTGGATTGCATCGTTGCCGGATTCCCTTGCCAGGACCTCAGCATCGCCGGCCGACGTGCCGGGCTTAACGGCAAGCGTTCCGGCCTGTTCTTCACCGTCCTCGACATTGCCGACGCTTGCGGTGCGTGGCTCCTCGTTTTGGAGAACGTCTCAGGCATCGCTTCTGCCACCGCCTCCGTTGTGGACGAAGCCGAAGGCGACCTCGAAGAACGAGCGGCCGCCCGCGTCCTGGGAGAACTGGCCGACCGCGGGTGGAATGCGGAATGGGTCACTCTTCCCGCGTCCGATGTTGGAGCGAATCACGAGCGAAACAGGTGGTTCTGCATCGCCTGGCGCGTGGCCGACGCCGGTGGCCAACGACGACAACAAATCGCCGGAGGCGCACATGGCGATGAAGGCCAGGATGAAGGGCGGGCCACGCAGCACGATCACAAGCCTGCAAGTAAAGGTTCAGACGGCGTGGGCCACACCGGACTGCAACACGTCCACCTACAGCAACGGTCACATTGGACAGAACATCCGCGAGCAGGCCAGCCAGTGGCTCACGCCGAACGTGCCGAACGTGCCGAACGGGGGCCGGAGTGTGTCAGCGGAATTGGTTGCATCCAAGGGGATGACCGAGGACGGGGAGAAAAAGACGGTGGGCCTGGAGTCGCAGACGAAGCACTGGGGAACTCCGCAGGCAAGGGACTATCGCAGCCCGGACAGCCCGGACAGCCCGGACAGCCCGAACTACCAACGCAAGCTGCGCGAGGGCTACTCCATCGATCTGAATTCGCAGGCAGCGTCCTGGCCCACGCCTCGGGCGACGGACGGCACGAAGGGTGGGCCGAATCAGGCGGGGAGCAAGGGCGATCTGATGCTTCCCAGTGCAGCGGCTCAGTTCCGTGTGAATTCTGCGGATATGAATTCCCCGAACACCTCGGACGCTACGGATGCCCCAATTGCGAAGGCGAAGGGCTCGATCCTGCCGGTGTTGGCCTGGCCAACACCGGCCAGCCGGGACTACCGCAGTCCGAACACTCAGTCCTACCAGGAACGGGGCGGCGAATCGAAGGGCGAGCAGCTGAACAACTTTGTGGAGCACCACTTTTCGCCCCTGGTCCATCCGACCCCATCTGGCGAGGGCTCCTCAATGCCGGTCGTCTTGGTGCATGGCAAAGAGCTGTCACCGACGACGAGGCCGGAGCATGTCCTTGGGCGCCTGCGACTAAACCCGGCGTTCGCATGCTGGCTGATGGGGTGGCCCTTCTGGTGGACGAATCCCGGAATCACCAGCTCCGTCAAGTCGGAAATGGTGTTGTACCGCTCCAAGCTGCATACGCAACTGTCGTTCTTGCTCGGCGAGCAGGCATCTTTTCCACCATCAACGCACTGAGGAAAGCAGCATGAACACCGCACAACGCATCCAGTCCCGCGCCAAGCACGCCCCGACCAAATGGCTTGAAACCATCGTCGGCAACCGCGAGCAGCCCGAACACAACGCCGACACCATCATGGCCCGGGTTCGCATGGCGTTCGAGCTGCTGAAATCCGGCACCACCGACAGCGCCCAGTTTGACCGCCTAGCCGGCGCCTTCAATGTGGGCTTGATCCGCGCCGAGCAGATCGACTTTCGGGCTGTTGAGGTTATGCAGGCCGGCTCCGAGGCCCTGGTGCGCTGCGACGGCATCTGGCAGCGGCACCACCGCTACGGATTCACAGGGCCCGACCTGGTGCTGGTGGCCGATGCCTTGGACCTGTACGAGCAAATCCTGCGCAAGTCCACGCCTTACCAGATGGTGGCAGCGCTGGAAGAAGCTGCGCGGCGGATGCTGAGCCAGATGAAACAAGAAAGAGCAGCAGCATGACTGAACAAGCCTACCCCCTGCAATGGCCAGCCGGTCGCAAACGCACCGACCGCTGGAGCCGTGAACACGCGAAGTTCGATGTCACATTTGCGCGGTCCCGAGACAACATCGTCAAGGAAGTGCAGATGCTCGCCGGCGGACGGTGGGCCCCGGACCCTGCGACCGTGATCAGCACGAACATCGCGTTGCGCCGCGACGGCCTGCCGCTGGCCGGTCAAAAGGCGCCAGAGGATCCGGGTGTCGCTGTGTATTTCACCTACAAGAAGCGACAGATGTCTTTTGCCTGCGACCGCTGGCACAAGATCGAGCACAACATGCAGGCCATCGCCAAGACCATCGAGGCCCTGCGCGGCATCGCTCGCTGGGGCACCGGGGACATGCTGGAGGCGGCCTTCACGGGCTTTACGGCGCTGCCGCCACCATCTGGCCCCACCTCGACGGGGAAACGCCACTGGCGCGATGTGTTCGGAACTGGCGTGCGAACCCGTGAAGACCTGAGTGCGATCTACCGAAGGCTTGCCGGCGCGCACCACCCAGACCGCGGCGGCGACCCGGCAAAGATGGCCGAGCTGAACCAGGCGCGCGGCGAAGCGCTTCTGGAAATCTTGAATTAACCAGGGAGATAGTGATGGACGCGATACGGAAAATTGAGGGCCTTCCGCCCATGCCACCGATTCCAGAGCCTGACCAGCACACGCACTGGGACTACGGCCTTGGCGACCATGGCACGACACGCGGGTACTCAGAGACTGTGCTTATCGCCTACGCCTGCGAATACGCCGCCCAGACCCTTGCAAGCAAGGAAGCCGAGATAGAGAGGCTGAAAGCTGGCCTGAAGTGGTACGCCGAGGGTAATCACTTTGTGCTGGATGACGACTGGGACACGGTCTCAGGCGAGCCTCAAGAGTGGCTCTGCGGGCCTGAAAGCGGAATGATTGAGGATGGCGGAGTTGCGCGCACCGTGCTGGCTGGCGGTCATATGGTTGAGGGTGATGACGACTTGATCGCCGAACCGTTGATGACGCCCGAACAACACAAGACCGCGTTGGCGCGCGTTGAGGCCCTGATCGCCGCGAATCCAGAAGCTGACTCGCTGGAGGGCATGGAGTTGCAGCAACTGGCTGGCGCCATCGAACGCTACGAAAAGCGCGCTTACCCAGACCTCACCACCACCCCACAACCACCGAGGGAGCAATCATGAACACCCCAAAAGCAGCGCCTGTGGCGGTAGAGGCGGCAATACAGCGACTTGCTCGTCATACGCCCCGCGAAGAAAACTACTCAGGCATGGGCCACAGCGACGATGGGCAATATCTGTTGCGCTCCGAAGTGCTTGACTGCATCCGCGCCGAGCTTGCCCGCCCGCTGGGGGTGGAGGTTACTCAGTTTGACGATTGGCCTGATTTCAACGAGCAGGCGATGGGTTGCGGTTTGGAGGATAAAAACATCACAGACCGCTACGAAGCAATGCGGTATGGCTGGGATGAGGCCATGGAACGTGTCGGCGAACGCTTCGAGCAGTTTATTGCCGCCCGCACAGCGCCTGCTGGCACTGCCCCCCTATCTCAGGGGAATCGGGATCAGGGTCATTTGTCTGTCGCTGAAAGCGGCCTCGTGCAAGGGGTGGAGCTTGTTGAAAACCTCCGCGATACCCTCGCGTGCTGCCAAAACTGGGCAGACCCTGAGCACGACGACGACAGTACCGAATTCCCAGCGTTGCAGGTGTCCCGCGCCATCGGTTTAGCCGACAGTTTTCTTGCCACCAGTGCACAGAATGTGGCCCTGCAAAAGATGGCTGATCTGACCCACGAATTGGGCCTTGAACCTCTCGCAGCACAGCCCACCACCCCCGCACCCGAGCAGGCCACCACGGGCAGCAGGCAGGATTCGGAGCGGCTGGACTATCTGCAGAAGCGCGGCGCAACAGTGTCCATAGTTCGGACTGGCGGCAGCGGCTTTGCATTCCAAATCGGCGGTCTGCACGTTGCGAAGAATCCAGACGTCCGCGCCGCCATCGACGCCGCCATTCTCTCCAGCACTTCTGCTGTTAGCGGTGGGAGTGGGTCATGACATTCTTTGAGCTTCTGGGCGTCATCGGTGGCGTCATTATTGTGCTGGCGATTGTTGGCACGCTTCTTGGCCTTATTTCGTGGAGATCGTGATGAGCTGCAAACACCATAACTTCGACGCCAAGGTGGCAGTGGCGCGTCTTGAAGACACGGGGCGCTTCATGGCCGAAATCCGCATCCATTGCACCGAATGTCAACAGCCGTTTCAATTCCTTGGTCTTGAGCCTGGCCTCGACACGGACGGCGCACGGGTAAGTATCGACGGGCTAGAGGCCAACATCGCCATTTGCCCGCAGGGATCTAAGCCAAATCCAATGCAGCGCATGGTCTACGACATCAAAGGATTTTCAGCATGACCACCCCCGAAGCCACACCCTCAGCGCCAGTGCTACCGCCGTTGCCCGAGCCTATTGGCAGCGTTTCACACTGGATTGGCACGGAAACACCAAAAGGACGGCGTTACATTCGCAGCCAAGCGTTTTCAGCCGACCAGATGCAAGCCTACGCCCTAGCAGCAATAGCAGCACAACAGGTAGTGCCGGATGTTGATCGGCCTGATAACTGGTCGGAGACGGAAGAATTTGAAGCTGGCGTTTTTCTGGCCGGTCGCGTCCAAACGCCAGCGCTCAAGAATCTCCGTGTGACCGACAACCAATGGCGGCACCTTTGCCGGTTACTGCGCAATGAGGAAATCGTTGACAGTTTTGCCGCCGCCATGCTCGCATCCGCTCCCCTGCCACCGCAGAAGAATCCGGATCATTTGGACAGTGGTGTATGTGGCGGGGTGCAGGTGCCACTGACTCAGGCGCAGATCACAAATCGAATTCCTATGGGGAACGAAGCCCTTGACTGGGTCAAGTTTGCCAGACGCATAGAAGCGGCCCACGGCATTAAGGAGCAGTCATGAAATACACACCTGGAGGCATCCAGCAGGCGTGCAACGAATACACGGACCAGCAGTATTACCTATCGCAAGAGCGGGATGCCGCCTATGCACAAGGCCGGAAAGATGAAGCCGAGTCGCGCAGATTGAAGCAAACGGAGGCGGCGAGTTATGAAGATGCAGAAGCGGCCTTGGCTGTGGCTTGCACTGGTGGCGATGTTGTCGGACCAGCCCAGATGCAGAGAGCTCTCAATAGCTTTCTTGCCAGTCGCTCTCCTAGGTCGATGGATTGGGAGTCCGCGTTAAAACTGGCCTCTAAAGCGGTGTACGACACGGACGGACGGGGCATGGTCGGGGCTGGGCGCATGGATATCACAAACCGCGTGGCGCGAGCCATCTTCAGAGCCGCCGCACCTACCGGGGAGGGAGCATGAGTACTGAACTGAAACCGTGTCGCGAATCCGCAATGGTAGTTATCAAGCGCGACAATGCCGGGACGCCCACCGTCTGGTGCGACCCTGAGATTGTCGATCTGGTGACCGCTCTGAACGCCGGCGGTCTGCCAACAATCGCATCATGCTCAGGCCACGGCGAGACCATGGGTCGCATCACGCTCAAGGACGGGCGCGAACTGCTGATTACCGACTACGACACGGCAACGGCAATTGGGCTGAACCATCGCCCACCAGCCAGCAGCGAGAGGGTGGCGCTGTCGGATGCACGGATTTACGACATTGCCGAGGACTTCAAAAGCCAGCACATGTTCGGCGGCGAAACATACGATGAATTTGATCACTATGAATTCGCCCGCGCAATCGAAGCTGCCCACGGAATCCCAGCCCCTGCACGCGGTGGCGTGCTTGCCAGCGGCCAAATAAAAGAGCCTGCATCCGGCATCCTGCCAGTTAAGGAGTCTGATCATGAGTGACCGCGAACTTTTGGAGTGGGCGGCTAAGGCTGCTGGTTATCCGGTTGTTGGCTCTGCACCAAAGTACATCGCGCAAGGCTGCAACGAACACGCTCTGATTATCAGAAACGATCGAGGTGGCGATTCGGTGTTTGACCCCCTTACCGATGACGGCGATGCGCTACGGCTGGCTGTGAAGCTGCGCATTGAGTTCTATGAGGGTGCCGGGGAAGGCCCTGAGGCGTGGGCTGGCTATTGGGTGAGAGGTGTGACACTGCAAAAGTTCGCTTGTGAGCCACACGACTCAGACCCATACGCCGCCACCCGCCGCGCCATAGTTTCGGCCGCTGCTGAAATCGGCAAAGCCATCGCCCCTGGTGCGGAGAAATAGATGCTTAATTCTTATTTGGCTAACGCTAGAACTTGCCGCGTGCAAGCATGGGAGGGTGCTCCATGAGTGAATTCCTGTCTCCGCAAGAACTGCATGATCTGACCGGATTTGCACGGGCTGCGGAACAGGACGGCTGGCTCAAGGACCACCACATCCCGCACCAGCGGGACGGCCGGCGCGTTGTCGTGTCCAGAATTCACGCCCGGGATTGGCTGGAAGGCCGGGAAGCTGTAGCATCTAATGCCCCGAATCTGAGCGCCCTCCGTGCCTAAACTGACCAAATACCCCCGGCTTCGCGTCCATGTCCGCAATGGAAAGAACGGGCGCGTCTGGACGAATTATTACTACGACATGCGCGGCGAATGTGTTCCCGATATCGCGCTGGGCCGCGACCGGGACGAGGCAATCGCCAAGTGGGAAGAGTTGCACCTGAAAAAGCCACGCATCAAGGGCACGATTGAAGAAGCGTTTTTGCAGTGGGAACAGGAAAAGCTGACCGAGTACACCAACGCCGAAACGCGCCGAGGGTATGCGAAGAGCCTGAAATGGCTGCGCAAGGTGTTCTCAACGGCAACATGGGACGCGACCAAGCTGGTGCATCTGGTGGACTATCTGAAAGCCCGCAAGGGTAAGACGCAGGCCAATCGAGAAATGGCGCTACTGTCGATCATCTGGAATCAGGCGCGGATATGGGGCATGACAACCCTCCCATGGCCCGCCGCAGGCATGGAGCGCAGCAAGTGGAAGAACAAGGAATTTGCCCGCGAGTTTGAGGTGACAGATCGGCTTTTTGAGTTGGTGCACTACGTGGGCGAACCCATGCTCAAGGACTGCATGGATCTCGCGTCGGCTACCGGAATGCGGCTGACAGATTGCCGCGAAGTAGTTTTGCCTGCGAACAACGTGCTGCGCTTGAAGGCCAGCAAAACGGGCAAGAAGGCCGATTTCGACCTTGCCCTCTCGCAGGTACTGCCGGACCTGCTGGCGCGGCGCAGAGCGCTGTTTACCACGCACCTGATGCTGTTATCCATGCCTGACGGTAGCCCCGTGACGGTAGCGAAGCTCAGGGGCGCATACGATCGGGCCAGGATTCGCGCTGCGGTGATTGCAAGCATATGGAACGATGACGCGCTGGTGACTGAAATCAGAGCTATGGTGCTGCGGGACATGAGAAAGCGAGCGGCAGACCTTTCAGAGGATGACGCCGGGGCATCGGAATTGCTTCAGCATTCGTCGGTGGGATTGACGAGAAAACACTATCGCAGCAAGGCTGCACAACTTAAACCAGTCAGATAAAGGAATCACCATGCCAACCGGATACACCGCCGCCATCAAAGATGGCGTCAGCTTCGAGAAGTTTGTTTGGTCCTGCGCCCGAGGCATGGGCGCACTGATAATGATGCGCGATGAACGCAGCGATGCGCCGATCCCGGAACGCTTTGAGCCAGGCGACTACAACGCGAAAGAGGCAAACAAGGCGCGGGCCGAGTTGGCGCGACTTTTGGTGCTGCCGATCGATCAGGTGTTGAGCGAGGCGGAATCCGCGTACACCAGCGCATGCGAGTGCTTCCGCCTTCGCATGAAAGAAAAGCTGGATTTGCGCAACAAGTACAGCGAAATGCTGGCCCAAGTCGTTCAATGGAAGCCGCCGACACCGGATCACTTGGGATTTCAAGAGTTCATGGTTGACCAACTTCGCCAGAGCATCGATTTCGACTGCAACGATGCATACGACAAAGAGCCAGAGCGACAAGACGCAACAGCTTGGCACAATATGCAAATCACTGAAGCGCAACGTCGAATTGCTTACCACGACAAAGCACAAACAGAGGAAAACGAGCGCACCGAGAGCCGCAATAAGTGGCTGGCCGAGCTGCGTAAAAGCGTTTCCGCATCCGAGCCATTTACAGCGAGCGAATAGCCTAAAATGCAAACTCAATGCGGAACAAATCGGCTCGCAACACGCATGAATCCTAGAAACGGCGCGGGACTCAAAATCCCCCGCCGAAAGGCGTGCCGGTTCGATTCCGGCCCCGGGCACCATGGCTATAGCGCTATGGTTTTGATAGCTGTATCCGCAACAGTATCCGCATCAGTTTCCGCAAAAACACCACCGACACGATTGGACTCGAACCAATCCCAGAGGTGCATGATGCCTATGGAAAACCGCATCTTCATTGGGCAGCGCTCCCCGGCGTTCCCCTGCGTGCCCCGTTTAGTTCCCTGGATTCTTCCCCGAGACCAAAGTTTTTAAGGAGTGAGTGATGAGTGAAGAATTGTTGCCATGCCCGTTTTGCCAAGGTATTGATGTTCACTTGCATCTCCCGACCTGCAACAAAAAAACACCATACGACCCGGCAGATCGTGCCTTCCCAATTGTCCGCTGCCGAAGCTGCGATGCATCAAAGGACGGCGAAAATTGGGACCAGAGCGGCAGGTCAGCAATTGAATCTTGGAACACTCGCGCCGCAGAAGATCCGTGGAAAGGACTGTTCTGGGCCGTAGCAAGGGTGTTGAACTGCCTGCCCAGCACATTCCCGGACGCCAACCAGCACGTTTTCAAAGCGGCTGAAAAGCTCGCCGCCATGCAGAGCGCAGCATACGCAGGCAACAGTAAGCCGGTGGCGTGGTCAAGAACTCGCTACATCTACGACAACGACGAACGAGAAATAGGACTGGACGAACCGGAGATTTGTTGGACAACTGAGCGCCCAGAGGGGGACGAGTGGTTGCCGCTTTTTGAAGAGCCCACCACTTTGCCGTATAGTGCCTAACCACCCCATGGAGAAATGAAATGCTATTGAAACGAAGTTCCGGAAAAGCTCTGAATCCACTGATCTGGGCGGTCTGGGGTGTTGTGGCGGCTGCGGCGTGGCTTTGGCCTCGTGCTTCCAGTGCGCCGGGCGGCGTGTCTAAAAAGTGGTTCTGGCAGTAGCATGGACACCCAAGACTTTGTTGACAGCGGCCCTTTTGCATCCACTGGAGCGACTCGGACTGTGATGAAAAATGCGCCACCTGCGGCCATCTTTGCGGGAGACATGATGAGATGGGCCGCGGCTCCTGCGGAATAGAAGGGTGCGACTGTCAAAAATTCAAAGATGCCGACTACGCGCCCGCGAATACCCCAAACACAAGTCACCCGCAATCGGTGAATTAGTTACACCGGATTTCCCGGCCCGGTGCTAAGTTGGAGGGCTCAACTTTTGGAGTGAGCCATGAAGCCGTTTAGCGATATGTCGATGATCGAACTGGGGATACTGGTGGCGCTGGTCGTGGTGGTCGGCGTTGTCTGGTGGGCCAAGTCGCGCAAGAAGTAGCTACTTGGCGGATTGCTGAGCCCTTACCCAGTCCTGTAGCCCTGTCAGACGGGCGGAATTCGTGAGGCAGGCTTGGTAGTTGGCTGCGACGGTGTTGGCAACGTCTTGAGCTGGGACGGCGGCAGCATCAGGGATTCTGGAGGCGTCGGGAAGCTCGCCATTGGCAGCGGCATCGTGGAACACCCTAAAACCAGGGGACATAGGGCAATCATTAATCGATACATAGGTTGGCACCTCTTTGATGATGGTCTTGAACACTGTGCGGATCTTTTCCTGCACGACAATCTGTTTTTCAGCGATGGGAATGGATATGGCGGCGCGGGTCTCATCGGCCTTCTTCGCCTGTTCGGCATACTGGGCGCGGATCTTGTCCTCCCGCACATCGCCGATGTGGTCAGCCCATGCGAAATAGCCCAGTATCAACGCGGCGGCCAAGCCCGCATACAGCAGCCAGCGGCCGGGGTTTAGCCAGCTCATGGATACACCGCTGGGCTGATTTCAAAGTGCGGCCCATCCTTGAAGCTGGTCCAGTCGCCGCCCCAGGTGATGGTGGTGCCCAGTTCCTCGGCAGCAGCCTTCATGGCGCCGGCCAGTTTCGCATACAGCGGCCAGTCCCAGCGCACCTCGGCGCCTACCAGTGCGGCCAGATCGACAGCATGGCCGGTCAGGTGCTTGCTTTTCATGGTCTGGCTGGCGCCCTTGGCGTAGAGCTCCTTCTGGCGCTCCAGGGTGCGGACGCCCTCCGTGACGATGAAATCAAGGTCTGAGATTTCGGCGGCGCGCCGGACGACGGCGACAAGGCGCTCGTGCACGCCGGCCAGGTTCTTTTCACTGCGAGGATTGAGAATCATGCTGGTGGCTCCTTGGTGGTTGTATCAATGCCCATGCGTTTTTCCATGAATTTCTGTCCGGCTGTCTCAAGCCAAGCAAGGCCGCGCGCCCCCGCATGCCCGCTCATTCCGACAATGGCAGCAGTGAGTAGCGGCGGCATGCCCCACCACTCGCAGAGGTAGAACGCCATCAAGCCAGCAAAGGCGCTCATGCACAGTTCGCCGATAAGGGCGCTGATGTTGAACAGGGCCAACTCGCCGCGTCTCACCTTTCCCCAGAAGCTGGCAATACCGCCAAGGATGGCCACGGCCAGAACCATGCCGTACTCGCGCAGGGAGTAACTCAGCGGCGTCTTAAGCACGGACTGCGCCCAGACAGCGGCCGGAAGCAATAAATGCAGGCACAGGATGAGGGTGAGGATGGCTCTGGTCATCTGGCTTGGTCCTTAGCTGGAAAACCGATAGGGGAAACGCAAGCCCGTGAGCGATGCGTAATTCCCGGGGCTTGCTGGAATCTGCAGGGGCTGGCCGGCGCCGGGATCGATTTGCACCAAAGAGAACGCAGTCGTCAGACCTTGCGCGGGAGTGACAGCGCGGGCGAATTTCGTGACGATCTGCGATGGCATATTTGCGACCACTCCAGATCCGCCCACAACCGCGCCGAAGAACTCGCCTGTACCGTCCTCATTGAATCGCACCGTGGCGCCGCTGTAGCCGGTCAGTGGATCGCTAATCCAGCCGTTGATGAGGTTCAGCGGAAGCTCAATGCCGATTTGCGGATACAGCATCGGGTTCGCCATCGAGATCACTGGGTCGTAGCCCACCGGGTAGGTGTTCTTGCCCACAACGTTTGCATAGGCGCCGGCCTCGAAACGAATATGCCCCGATGTGCCCTTGAAAATCTCGTTGCCTTTGATGATGCCGTGCTTTGTCGTTCCGTCGAACTTGATGGCGAAAGCCGCAGTTGCAAACGATGAGCTTGCCGATCCGGGGTTGATCGTGTTGTCGTACACCTTGGGGCTGAGGCAGTCTTTGAAATACATCATCGCGCCAGCAGCACCGGTGTATGCAATATTCCTGTACCACGGGTGTTCGCACTGGTTGTTTTGTACGGTCGGCTCCTCCACATCGGTAAGGTGAACAGCCCCGCCTCCAGTGCTGAAATTGTTCCCGCTCACGACAAGCTGCCTTGCGCCTGAAACGCCGGTCATTTCAATGCCGGCACAGGTCGCGCCGATGGTCGAGCTGACTGGAGAAACGCAGTTGCGCAGGATGTTCAGTGAGTCGCCGCCGTTGACAATTTGGATGCTGTTCGAAATCAAGCAGCCCTCGA